TTACCGGCCGGTCAAGAGGGCACGGGGGAGGGCATACCCCCCTGGGGTACCCAGGGACGGCATCCGATACCCCTACGGGGTACCTGACCAGGCACAATGCACCCACGACGCCATACCCCACGGGGTACAGGCCATACCCTGCGGGGTACCCGGCACCCACGCCTACCTGGGGAGACCGGGGGGATACCCCCGGCACACCCTGCCCTGCCTACCCCCAGGGGGTACCCAGGGGGAGGGGGGCACCCTGTGCCCCCTGTGCCCCTGCCCTGCCTCCCTGCAGGGGGGCCTGCCCTGCCTGCCCTGCCTGCCTGCCCTGCCCCTGCCTGCCCCCTGTGCCCCACACAGGGGGCCTGCCACAGGGGGGCCTGTCCAGGGGGCCTGTCTGCCCCCCGGTACCCCGTGCCACCTGGCACTTGTGCGGATTGCTTGACATCGCACAGCGCGTGCTGTACCGTCGAAGACGTTCCACCTCGGAACACGAACCACAGACAACTCCACAGCGGATCGCAGCAAGTCAGACCGAACGGCTTGACATCGCACAGACGGACTGCTACAGTCGGTCACGACAACAGCACAGCGGACATCGCGATCAGGGCGGGTGAACCCTTACGCCAGCGGGTTTCATGAGCGCACAGAGCCATAGCCAACAGCCAGCCCCCGGATTCGATCCGGATACTTGACATCGCACAGTCCACACGCTAGAGTCGGAGACACACCACAACAGCAGACCGGGCCGATGACCCAAGATCGCAGGACTTGACATCGTACAGCCGATCCGCTAGAGTGGTCACCACAATCGAACAGGGGCGGGGTTGCAGAAACCGCGTGAGCATGACGGGAATGCAGCTACCTGAACACCGGACGACCCGGGCAAGAGGCAGGGGCTCTAAGCACCGACACACCCACACCGCCAGCGAATAGATGGACCTGTGAGGATATTTGTCCTCGGGGAGCGATGGATTGAGAGCCATCGCCACGATCCGAGAGACCGCACAGTACGGGGTGACCAGCGGCGAACGGCACGTCGGCCCCAGGTAACGCAGCAGGGTAGACCATCACGGATCGGGCACTGGTTGGAGGCATCAGCCTCGGGACTCGATCTCCCTCCGATCCGCTTTTTTCGCTCCGAGACTTGACATCGCACAGGAGTAGACATGAACAAGCAACAGCGCGTGTACCTCGACGGCAAGGTCTACGTCTGCCGTGGCGGCAACATCGTGAGGGTTCGTTGACATGAGCAAGGGATCGAGCTTCCGCAACGGCATCGACGGCAAGCACAGCCACGGCTTCAACTGGGGTGAGCGACTGACGGTGGTCCGTCGCGACACGTATAGCTATGGCGTCGACCGCTACCTCGTCAAGGACCGCTACGGCCGTCACGGCTGGGCGTACTGAAGGGATCGCCATGCGAGAGATCACGATGGACGACATCACCGACTACGTGTATCGCCACGTCGACGGGGAGAAGTTCGACCAGGCTTCGATCATCCGCGAGCTGGAGCACACGCTGCCAGACCACGCCGAGGATGAGCTGGACACTGAGCTGCTCATCGCCGAAGCCTTGGATGCCGGCGTCCTGTACCGGCACATCTATCTCGACTGACCAAGACTTGACATCACACAGAGAGGAGAGAGGGATGGCTGGCCGCGCTGCACCCGAACAGCTCCGGGCTCGTCTTGAGCTTCGGCGCAGCAGTGCGGCACAGCCGCATCGCAACCGCAAGCGAGAGTTCAAGCGCCCAGGCAAGGGCAACCGCAACAACTGGAAGAGAGGAATCAATTGACCGCCATCGAATCGAAGGAATACGAGCAGGCCGACCCCATCGTGGCCGATCTGAGCGTCGAGCTCTTCTTCGCGCCCGACGAGATCAAGGCATCGCTGGTCCACGAGGACGGCTCGCCCACCTTCGAGTTCATGCAGCGAGCCAACGCCGAGTACGCCCGTCGCGGTGGCACCGACGGTGGGCACATCGGAGGCATCGCTGAAGCGATCCTCCGCAATGTCGCGGAACTGAACGCCCTGCTGGGTCTCTGAGTCATCGCTGACTACGCCGTCCGGACACCCACCTCCTGTCCGGGCGGCTAGGTGAGGGATGAGTCCGAGAGGAAGACATGACATGGAGATCGGCAACGTCGACAAGGTTCGAGAGGCTCTCGCCAACTTCCAAGCCGTGGCGAAGGCCAAGCACGACTTCATCGAGGAAGCCACCGACGAGTCGGGCGACTACGACTGGAAAGCCGCCGAGGTCGTCTCCGACTACGACCACGAACTGGCCTACCTGGGCGAGCTGCTGGCCGACGCCATCGAGGAAGGGTTGAGCTGATGCGCCGATACAACCGACGCCGGCCGTCCGGGTCGCGCTGGATGAACCTGCACCGCGCTGACACATGCAAGGTGTGCGGCAACGAGATTCGAGCCGGTGAGCGTGCGTATTGGGATGCAAGGCATCGCAACGTGACTTGCACCCGCATCGAGTGCGCCAAGGCCGACGGCCTGACCCGGCAGGAGTGGCGTGGATCGCCGGTCTCCGGAGGCTTCGTGGATGTCCTGGCCGAGACCCGCGTAGGCATGGCTGCCGTGCCTGTCCACACGATCACGCTCAACTCCGGAGCCGTGCTGACCGTGAACGCTCGCGGCCGGTGCGAGGACGCACCGTGCTGCGGCTGCTGCACCTGAGAGGAAGCCATGAGCAACATCCACCGAGAGGATTGGTACCTCGGTGTCGATGATGAGTTCAATGTCGGTGAGCCACAACAGAAGTCACCGCGCTGGCTCAAGAACATGATCAACGGACCCGAGTACTACCGCGACCGCAAGTACTCGCGACGGAGGTACCGCCGATGAAAGTCTTCGCCACGATCCTCGCCGCGCTGGGGCTGCTGCTACTGACGCCGGTCTCAGCGCAGGCGAGTCCAACTTGTGAGTACCGCTCGGCCGCGCACATCGCGGAGCACGGAGGCTTCGCCGCCGACAACGCATGGCACATCGCCCACGGCGACCGGCCGACCTGCGACCCGGATCGTCACAGTGACGAATCCACGGTCGTGAAGACACCGACCAACAACAACAGTGACCGCGACGAAGGGAAGAAGTCTCGCTTCTGCCGCAAGCACTGGTTCTGCTGAGAGACATGACCCATGACCAAGAAAGACATCGAGTACCGGAAAGCATTGGGGCTCAACCAGATTGAGCCACTGCCGAAGAGCGTAGGCGTGGTCCTACGCAGCGCACCCAGCCTGAAACGTCCACGGGTCACCGCTCTGGCCCGCTAGCCCGAGAGGAAGACATGATGCCGCTTCGGGCCAAGTGCAAGTCCTGCCCGTGGGAGTCCCGCGCCGCGAAGTCGCGGGTCCTGGGCAAGGCCGTGCTCGTCCACGAAGTCATGACCGGACACAAAGTGAAGGTGAAGGAGACTTGACATATGTACGTCGATGACATGGAGCTAGACGAGGCCCTGGAGTGGGAGAGTGAGCTTGCTGACAGCGACGATCCCCAGGATCAGATGGACCTCGAAGACATCAGGGCTCGCATCGAAGAACTCCGCGCATAGCAAATTTGGAGTAACTCCAGTTACGCTCGCGCAGATTTCTGACCAGGTAGGAGATATCGCATAGAAGATGTAACCGTTCGCTAGTTACTTAGACCCTGCAGCTAGCACTTGGCCTGCAGGAGTGATAGGGGTAACATCCCAGCAACATGATTGGTCGCAGGGCAGCCAGCCCTGGCGGCACCCGCACGACAGTGAAGGATTGACCAGGCGATGCTTGACATATAACATCCTGCGACTAGGAGTCGCAGAAACAGGAGTGATTCAAGTGAATACGGAAAGACCCCGCGGCAAGAAATCAGACCTATCACTCGCGATCATCGAAGACCTGAGAGGTAAGGGTTACACCCAGTCGGAAATTGCTCGCATGTACGGAGTTACACGCCAGTACGTCTCGTGGATCAAGCACTACTACGGAGGCAAGCTGACCCCGCGTGAGCTTGTGCTGCAGCACTTTCCGTTCCAGGTTCCGGTTCATCAGCAGCAGGGGGGTGTCTCCGTACCGGAGGCTCCGCGAGCACGGCGAGTACATGGCGACCGGTGGCGTCGGGATGGACGACCTGAAGCTGTCGAGGCTTCGCGGTTTCTACAAGAAGCTGAGGGACCAGGTCCTGGAGTACGACCCGAACATCCCGCCTATCGAAGGCGTGAGCCGCCAGGGTGGTTGGGCTTACCGGCCCAGGAAGCCGGAGGACGGCGACCTGTTGATCCGGGTCAACGATTACACGGACCTGACCGATGAGGGGAGGATGATATGGAGGTTCCCGCCGAGGGAGCCGTGAAAGGCTCCATCCGCGAACACCCGCAATGACGACGAAGAGGCAGTACTTGGAGAGAGGAAATTGGCTGAGACAGAACAGAATAAGGAACATAAGTGCCTCTTCAGATCGTCTCGGACGCACTCGAACTTCCCGATCCCGTCGTCCGAGTTTCTCGCTTCCCGTTTGTTTTCGCTGAGACCGTCAACCTGTATGACATGACATGCCTGCTGACGTATCGCAGTATCGCAGTCCGGGACGACGACCCGGTATTCCAAGACGTGGCCCACCTACTGGCACGGGCTGGCTCCGTCGAAACCATCTTCGAGGAGACCATTCCCGACGACCTGATGATGTTCGGAGAAGCCACCTGGAAGGTGCAGCTGCTCTACGAAGGAGAGCCCAAGGTACCGTCCGACCCTCGCGTACTGCGCACGATTGACCTGATCAAGAGTTGGGACTTCGCGCCGCACCCGGCATACGTCCCGGACCTGATTCACGCGAGCCTGAAGGAAACGGAGGTGGCGTGACGACAGCAGAACGCAAGCACCGCAGCGTATCTCAACTCAAGCAGTACGAGCGGTGCCCCTACAGCTACAAATTGGCCCGCATCGACAAGGCGTGGCAGAGGCCGGCCGCGTGGACAGCGCAGGGTAGTGCGGTTCACGAAGCCATCGAGGCATGGGAGCGGTCGGGGCGCTCCCTCTCTCTCGAAGAGGCCCAGGAAGTCTTCAAGGAGTCCTACAAGAAGCACATCGACGCGGCGTGCGAGATCACGCCGAACTTCGAGTGGTGGTTCGCCAGTGGCCGTTACGGCGGTCAACTTGACATCGCACGGAGGTATGACATCGGCCTGGAGCAGGTCGAGAAGTACATCAACTGGGCCACCAGCCATCGCGACGAGGTCATCTGGATCGCAGAGGATGGGACACCAGGCATCGAGCTTGAGTTCGACATCGACCTGGACGGAGTCCTGGTCCGGGGCTACATCGACGCCGTGCTCCGATCCGGTTGCGGCGACGAGGTTTACGTCCGAGACCACAAGACCGGCAACCAGCCCGGTGACGACTTCCAGCTCGGCGTGTACAAGGTCGCGCTGGAGGACGAGTACGGAGTCTTCGCCCCGTCCGGTGACTACTGGATGGGCAGGACCGGCAAACCGACCTACCCGTTCGACCTGACCGAGTGGACCCGCGAGCGCGTCACCGAGAAGTTCAAGGAGCTGGACGAGAACATCCGGGCCGGGAGGTTCGATCCGAAACCCGACCCGGACACCTGCCGGTTCTGCGACGTGAGCTACGCCTGCCCTTTTGCTGTGGGCTGATACTTGACATCGCACAAGGAGGAGATATGGCCGAGCTGATCACTGAGCCGGTCAAGGTGAACGGTCGCGCCCTGGAGCCCGGTACCGAGGTATCGGTCAAGGGGGAGTCGGGCCGGTTCCGGTTCGTCAAGGCGACCCGGACCTCGAAGGGCCTGACGGTCCTCGACTTCGTCGGCGGGACTCCCGGCCGCGAGGCGTTCCGGAGCTTCTACCCGGAGCGCATCGAGACCGTCCACCGGATCAACAAGACACCGCAGAACACCCACCCGAAGGTCAAGAGGCCGAAGAAGCGATGACCGTGCATTCGACCGAGACCGAGCACTGGCGGGTCCAGATGGGTCCGATCCCTGACAGGCCGCGCTGGCACCAGGCGCTGTACGCCAAGCAGTCGTACTCGTTCCCCTCGGTCGAGGCCGCGACTCGCTTCGCCAAGGCGCACAAGGAGAAAGACCCCGGCCGAGACATCGTCATCGAGTACCCGGACGGACGCCGCTGGAACGGAAAGGAGTGGGTGTGAGGAACATCCAGCCAGGGATGAACGTCGCCAAGCAGCGCCGCAAGATCACCCACCTGATCGACACGGCTCCCGTCGAGCACGTCCCGTACCTGCTCTCGCTGTTGGAGATGTTCGACTTCGAGGTCGCCCACGGTAGGCCGACACCGGCCTCCGAGTTCATCCCCATGTACCACGAAGAGTTCGGCCTATGATCCTCTGGCTCTTTTCGCTGGTCGTTAACTTGACATCGCACATAGGAGACATCGTGACCAACCGACCCGGACCCAACAACCCTCGGGACTGGGACCCGAACCACCCGTCGCTGCAGAGCCCGCTCGCTCCGCATGAGACCGGAGCCGTCCTGCGCGCCCACCGCGCTGGTTTCTCCGGTGCCTGGATCGCGAAGAACTACGGGATGCGACCGCCCGCCGTCATGGCGGCGTTGCGGAGCCAGATGGACGACGAGACCAAGGCCCACACCCAGGGCCGGCCGATCTACGACGGCGAGTCGACCAAGCGCATCATCCCCGTCCGCAACCTGGACGAGGAGCGCCGCCGCAAGGGGCGCGGCCAGTGATCGAAGTCATCGTCTTCGGCATCATCATCGCGCTCGCCCTCTTCGGGGGGCTCGTCCTGCACTTCACCGCGTAGGAGGACTGTGTACACACCGCTACAGAGCCTCCGCGTCAAGGGCTCGGCGGGTGACCTTCTCCCGCCTGTGTTCCAGACGCTGGAGCTGAAAGGCACCAGGTTCCTGCGCGGCCAGCTCGCGCTGGTCTGTGCAGGCCCTGGCACGGGCAAGTCGGCCTTCGTGTTGACGTATGCCCTCAAGGCCGAGGTCCCGACGCTGTACTTCAGCGCCGACTCCGACGCCTTCACCCAGCTCTCCCGCATGGTCTCGATCCAGACCGGCTGGAGCATGGAGCGATCCGCTCGGGCCGTCCGCAACTCCGACCTCGATGATGTCGCGGCCGAGTTCGAGGACATCCCGATCCGGTTCAACTACAACGCCTCACCGAGCCTGGACCAGATCGAGGACTCGATGAAGGCGTACTGCCAGGGCTACGGCGACTACCCGGACCTGGTGGTGGTCGACAACATCACGAACATCCGGCTGGGCACGGACGACGACGATCCGTTCTCGGGCCTGGAGTCGCTGATGGACTACCTCCACGACATGGCACGGCGCACCAGCGCCTGCGTCATCGGTCTGCACCACGTCACCGGCAGCTACAACGACGCCGACAAGCCAATCCCGTTGTCGGGCGTCAAGGGCCAGATCACCCGCGTGCCCGAGCTGGTGCTCACCCTGCACCGGGTCTCCGAGGAGTTCGGCATGGACTCGCTGAACGTCTCGACGGTGAAGAACCGTGCGGGCCGCATGGACCCGTCCGGGCTCGACTTCGTCTCGCTCGCGTTCGACGGAGACACCATGCAGATCAAGGACGCAGCATGAGGCTGCTGGCCCTTCTTCTTGCCCGATTACTTGACATCGCACACCAGAAAGGAATCGAGAATGCCGAAGCCCACCGCGAAGGCTAACCGTATCCACCAGCAGCTCCTGGCCGGTCTCATCGAGACGCGGAAGACCTCCTGGACGCGGAAGGTGGCCGACCCGAAGAGCCCGGACCCGCGCAAGCCCAACCTGATCGAGGTCAAGGTCTTCAACACCGAGCTGCGGTACCCGCTGGCCCGCAACGTCTCTGAGTCCAACGTCGAGCTGGCCGCGAAGCGGTGGATTCCGTGAGACGGGTCCTGGTCACGGGCAGTCGTGACTGGAAGGACCGCACCACGGTCTGGGCCGCGCTGCGGCAGGAGCTGGAGCAGTTCGGCTCGCTGGTCATCGTCCACGGCGCGGCACGCGGTGCCGACGACATCGCTGACCGCTGGGCCTGGGGGATGGCACAGGCCGGATACCAGGTCCACGTCGAGGCCCACCCCGCCGACTGGGACGGCCTCGGCAAGGCCGCAGGCGTGATCCGCAACCAGCAGATGGTCGACCTCGGGGCTGACATCTGTCATGCGTTCCCGCTGCCGGGGTCCATCGGGACCTGGGACTGCATCGGCCGCGCTGAAGCGGCCGGCATCCGCGTGGTCAACCACGGATACCTGAAGGAGAAGACGTGACGCTCAAGCACATGACGCTCGTCCTTGAGGAGGGGTTCCGGGTCGCTGTGACGACGGCCGGCAGCCGTCGCGGGCTGCCGCTGGTGTTCCTGCACGGACTGACCGTCCGCGCCCTGGCCTACACCGAGCTGCTCGAAGAGCTGGCGAGCCGAGGCTTCTACGTCATCGCCCCCGACGCCGCCAACCACGGCGACAGCGACTCGCTGCCTTGCGGTCACACGGTGGCAGATATGGCCGATGTGGTCGCTCGAACGTGTTCCGTACTTGACATCGCACAAGCGGTGATCGTCGGACACTCGATGGGCGGTGGTATCGCGGTGGAGTTCGCTGCGGCCTATCCGGAGCGCACCATCGCCACCGTCCTGCTGGACGCTGCGGCGGGCCAGGAGCACCACGACAACATCAAGGTAGGCAACAGCCGAACGGTCCCGCTGCGGGCCGCTCAGCGCCTCGCTGGCGCGTTCGTGGACGTGATCGGGGATGGTTACCACGCCATGCGGGTTCGGGACGGCTCAGAGCGTCTGAGCTTGCTTGACACCTTACGGCAGTCGGTGTCCAGCTTCCGGTTCGTTCGTGCGGCCTACGCGCTCATGCGGGCCGACACGGTGCCCCTGCTGGAGAAGATGCGGCTGAACCAGGTTCCGACCGCCGTCATCCACGGCGACCTGGACCAGATCATCCCGCACGCCGCCGGCCAGAGCGCGGCGTCCGTCGCCGGGGCCGACTTCTACACGGTCAAGGGTGGCTTCCACTCCTGGATGCTGGCCGATCCGGAGTTCGGTGCCGAGGCGATCTGCATCGCACTGGCGGGGGTGCTGGCTGGGTGAGCATCGAGCAACTGTTCGCGGCGATGATCGCGGCCTGGGGCGTCGGCACCTACGTCTACCTCCTGCTGGAGGACGCATGACCCACCAGCCGACGTACCGCAACCAGGACCGAGCGCACAAGCGCAAGCCGTGCATCGACTGCACCGCTGAGGGGTTGGTGAACCGCCGCAAGGCTCCGCATCCGGGGCCACGGTGCGCTACCCACCACCGGGCCAAGAAGGCACACCGCAAGACGGTGACGCAGGAACAGCGGTGGATGGATGTCTACAACATCACCGCCGACGAGTACTGGGCGATCTACGAGTTCCAGGGCGGCAAGTGCTACGGCTGCCGCCGCGCCAACGGCAAGCGCAAGCGCCTCAGCGTCGACCACGACCACGAAACAGGCATCGTCCGGGGTCTGCTCTGCACCGCGTGCAACCGGAACGTCCTGGGTCACCTGCGAGACGACCCCGAGGCATTCCAGCGGTTCATCGACTACCTCGACAACCCGCCCGCCGTCCAGGTGATCGGAATCCGGAAGGTGCCCGAATGAGCCGATAGGAGAGACCGTGAAGTACGAGATCAAGATCATCGTTGATTCCGAACGGTCGGAGGACAACGTGGCGCTCTACGCCGAGGGGGTCCTCATGAACCACTTCGACGTGGAGGACCTGCGTGTCCGACCGCTCGAATGATGCCCTGATCGTCCAGGTAATCCGTCGCTACCACCCCGACTGGGAAGCTCCGAAAGACACTGGCAGAGACTGGATTAAGTGCCTCTGCCCATTCCACGGCGAGGAAAGGCCCTCTGCCGCTGTGTCTTTCAGGCGCGGAGCATTCAACTGCCTCGCCTGTGGAGTCAAAGGTGATGTCGTGACGCTGATCAAGAAACAGGAGGAGGTGAGTTTTGCAAAGGCTCAGCGAATCGCAGAAGAGCTTTCTTCGGGAAGCGACCGAGCGGTACCGTCGCAGCTTCCCCGGAAGTCCAGCCGAAGAGTATTTGGCGACAAGGGGTCTGACGTTCCCGAGCGTTCGGGACGAGGTCGATCGGTTCATGCTCGGGTACGTGGACGACCCGCTCCCTGGTCATGAGATGTACCGGGGATTCATGGCGATCCCGTACCTGCGATGGTCGAAGGAGCACGGCTGGATCGTCGTGTCGATCCGGTACCGGTGTATCCAAGACCACGACCACCGTGGACACGGCAAGTACATGACCGCGCCGGGTGACCAGCCGTGGCTGTACAACACGCTCGCGCTGATGCGTGAGGTTCCGGACATCGCCATCACCGAGGGTGAGATCGACGCGATCACCGCCCAGGTGTGCGGCCTGCCGGCCGTGGGCGTGCCCGGTGCCTCGATGTGGAAGCCGTACATGCGGGAGCTGTTCCTGGGCTACCGAACGGTGTACATCCTGGCCGACGGTGACGACGCCGGCACGCAGTTCGCCAACGCGGTGGCCGCGACTCTGTCCAACAGCAGGGTCATCCCGATGCCGCCTGGTGAGGACGTGAACAGCCTCGTCATCAGCAAGGGCAAGCAAGCACTACTGGAAAGGATGAAGACGTGACGCAGCCCAAATACTTGACATCGCACAGCGAGGTCGACTGGGACGCCGTCCACGACTACGTCTACGAAGGAGACGACGACAATGAGTGAGTCCATTCTCGAAGAGGCTCAGCGGCTGATCCACGGCCCGAGGAACAAGAACTACGGCCACCCGCGTGAGAACTTCCGCGACATCGCCGCCCTGTTCTCGGGCTACCTGGGGCAGCCGATCAACGACATCGACGTTGCCAACCTGATGATCCTCGTCAAGATCGCTCGGGTGAAGGGCACCGGCTACCACCGTGATTCGTTCACCGACATCGCGGGATACGCCGGATGCGTCGAGCGCATCTACGAGGAGCCCGTCGAGCTGCCACAGCCTGATGGCTTCGTGAAGCTGCCGCTGGAGGACCTGTGAGCAAGCGCATCGTCGTCATCAGCGATACGCAGATTCCCTTCGAGGACCGCAAGTCGGTCAAGGCCCTCATCAAGTTCATCGGGGACTACCAGCCGGATCAGTTGATCCACATCGGGGACCTGATGGACTACCCGACGCCGGCCCGCTGGAGCAAGGGCACCGCTGAGGAGTTCGCCAAGCGGATGCGCGAGCACAACGAGAAGGGCAAGCGGTTCCTGGGCTCGATCCGGAAGGTCTACGAAGGCCCGTTCGGTGTCCACGAAGGCAACCACGACCTGCGTCCGCGTGAGTACCTGACCAAGTACGCCCCGGCCCTGGCCGAGTACGAGGGGTTCTTCAACTTCGAGAACCTGCTCGACTTCGACGGCTTCGGCATCGAGCTGCTGCCTGAGTTCTACAAGGTGGCTCCGGGCTGGATCACCACCCACGGCCACCGTGGGCAGATCAGCATCAGCCGGATCGCGGGCAACACCGCGCTCAACGCGGCCCGCAAGTTCGGTACCTCGGTCGTGATGGGCCACACCCACCGGCTGGGCATCGGCAGCCACACCGAGGGCTACGGCGGCGAGATGAAGCGGATTCTGACCGGGTTCGAGGTCGGCAACCTGATGAACCAGAAGCTGGCCCAGTACCTCAAGGGTGGCACCGGCAACTGGCAGCAGGGCTTCGGCCTGCTGACCGTCGAGAGCGGCCACGTCAAGGCCGAGCCGGTTCCCATCCACAAGGGTCGCTTCACGGTCGATGGGCGAGTTTGGGAGGTGTGATACTTGACATCGCTCAATCTGACCGACGATCAGTTCCGTCGCGTCCAGAAGGTCATCACCCAGGCCGCTAAGTCGGTATCGGCTCAGTGGCCGGGGGTGATCGAGGCCGAGGATGTCGAGCAGACCATCTACCTGAAGCTGCTCGAATCGCCTGGGACCGTGGCGAAGCTGCCGGGGCTGGAGGATAAGGCACTGCGCCGGTTCCTCACCCGGATGGGCCATCAGATCGCCAGTCAGGAGCGAACTGACTACGCCCACTACAAGGGCAGCTACCGGTACTCAGTGGCAGAGGTCAAGGGCCTGCTCAAGTCGGGTGCTCTCAAGCACCTGGAGCTGGACCCCGATGTCCAGCGTCCGACCGACGAGAGCGGTGGTCGAAGCGGCTCTGGTGGCGAATCCAAGCCTCCGGTGAAGGATTCCGTGCTCGACCTCCGAAAGGCCATGAGCGCCTTGGAGGCACGCAACGTCGCCTACCACGACGCCGTGGTCAAGCGGTACCTCTTCGATGAACCGCCCTCACTGCAGGTCGAGAAGAACGACCTGAACCGTGGGACGACGGCCCTCACCGAGGAGATGAACCGCATCCATCGGGCGAGCTACACCGAGCGCGATGACGGCCCTGGCACCCGCCAGGTGCGTAGCAACCTCCAGCTCATCAACGCCAGCTACTCCGACCTGACGGGGGAGGAGGTGGACGAATGATGTTGACGCAGGAGGACTTTGAGGCCGAGCTGGTCCAGGACAGCTACTACGACGGAATGAACATGTTCGAGCAGGCAGCCCAGGCTGGGCTCGAAGGAAGGAACTACCTGTGAGCAGTCACAGCATCTTCGACAGCACATTCAACGGCATGGGCGGCTCGGAGAACTACCGGGCTCTGCTGGCTCCGGACAGCTTCCCGGACGTGAAGCCCCCGTTGGTCGACAACTGGCCTGCAGAGGATCGCGAGATGTACTGCGGCGGCGAGTACACGCCGGGCTACCTGCGACTGGTGAAGGACGCTGCGTGACAGAGGAAGTCAAGTGGGGACCGAGCGGCGAGCTGGTCTACAACCGCACCTACTCACGGACCAAGCCTGACGGCAGCCGTGAGACGTGGCCTGAGACGGTCCAGCGGGTCGTGGACGGCAACCTCGCCCTGGTCGATGAGCGGTACCAGCTCGACGGCGAACGGGACGAACTGATCCGGCTCATCACCGAGTTCAAGATGATCCCGGCCGGCCGGCACCTGTGGGCGTCGGGCGTGAAGAACGCCCAGCACCTGTTCAACTGCTGGGTGTCGGGGTGGACCGAGAAGCCCTCGGATCACTTCGAGTTCACGTTCATGCGCCTCATGGAGGGCGGTGGCGTCGGTGCGAACTACAGCAACCGGTTCCTGGCCGACTACCCGGAGGTCAACCACTCGCTGAAGGTCCACGTCGTCTGCGATCCGGACCACCCGGACTACCAGGCGATGAAGGACGCGGGTGTCCTGTCGGACGAGTACGACGCCGACTGGGCTGGTGCCTTCGTCATCGAGGACTCGCGTGAGGGCTGGGCGGCTGCCCTGGTCGACCTGATCGACACCTTCTACGCGACCATCGTGCTGCACAAGAACCGCGTCTACGACGTGTCTCGGGTGCGGCCCGCTGGGGCGAAGCTGAAGACCTTCGGTGGCACGGCCTCAGGCCCGCTGCCGCTGGCGGTCATGCTCGACAACACCGCCAACGTCCTCAGCACGGCCAAGGGTCGTCGGATCACCGGCCTGGACGCGATGGAGATCGACCACGCCATCGCACAGTGTGTGGTGGCCGGCGGTGTGCGCCGCTCGGCGCGCATGGCGATGATGCACTGGAACGACCCGCAGATCGACCAGTTCCTGACGATCAAGCAGGACACCGGTTCGCACTGGACGACCAACATCTCGGTCGAGGTCGATCAGGACTTCTGGGATGCGGTCGCCGCCAACAGCGGCAACGCCCTGTACGTCCTCGACGGCATCACCAAGGGGATGGTCAACAACGGCGAGCCTGGGTTCTGGGACTCGTCGCTGTCGAACAAGGGCGAGCCCAACGAGGTCATCTGCACCAACCCGTGTGGGGAGATCACGCTCGAAGCGTGGGAGCCCTGCAACCTGGGCCACATCAACCTGGCCGGGTTCGTCAAGTCCAACGGCAAGGTCGACTACCTCGACCTGCTGCGGGCGCACCGGCTGATGACTCGGTTCCTGATCCGGGCGACGTTCAGCCCGGTCGCGGACCCGAAGTCGCGGGAGGTGCTGGACCGGAACCGACGCATCGGCGTCGGCCATCTGGGTGTGGCCTCGTTCCTCGCGATGGCTCGGAAGAAGTACTCCGAGGCACCCGAGGACCGGTGGTTCCGGAACCTGCTGCGGGAACTGGCATCTGAGGTCGATGAGGCCGCGACGAAGTTCGCTCATGAGCTTCGCATCCCGGTGCCGGTGAAGAAGCGGACGGTGGCCCCCACGGGGACCATCGCGAAGCTGCCTGGTGTCAGTGAGGGTATCCACCCGATCTTCGCCAAGTACTTCAACCGCCGAATCCGGTTCTCGCTGTTGGACGAAGACCAGTTCCAGACCTGCACGAAGTATGCAGCGGAGGGCTACGAGGTCGAGAAGGACCTCTACGCCGAGAACACGATGGTCGTCACCATCCCGACCAAGGACTCCCTCGTCCAGGAGGTCGTGGACCGGTACGGACGCGATGCTGAGTCGATTGTCGAGTCGGCTGCCGACCTGACGCTGAATCAGCTCCTCGCGTTCCAGGCGCTCTATCAGATGCTCTGGGCCGACAACGCTGTGTCCTTCACGGCCAACGTCGATCCGGGAACGTACACGCCTGCTGACGTACAACAGCAGCTCCGTACATTCGGCGGTCTCCTCAAGGGGGCCACGATCTTCCCCGAATCGTCTATGCCGCAGGCACCTTACGAGCGGATCACCAAGCAGCAGTACGAGGCAGCGACCGCCCAAGCCGTTGCCGACTCCGTCGATGAAGAGTGCGCCTCCGGGGCGTGCCCGATTCGATAACCAACCAGAAGAGGAAAGGAACAACATTGCAGGACCCCTTCGCCAGCGCCCCCGTCGCGACCGAGGCTCCCGAGGCTGAGGCTCAGGAAGAGTCGGTGTTCGACGCCCCGCCGCCGGAGGCCCCGAAGAAGGCCCCGGCGAAGAAGGCACCCGCCAAGAAGGCCGAGCCCAAGGTGACCAACGTCGTCGCCTCCGAAGAGGGCAAGGTCGTGCTGACCTTCAAGGGCGGTACGGGCTTCGACGCTCCGTGGATCGTCATCCACGCCACCGACCTGGACGACGCCCTCGACCAGGTGACCGGTGAGAACGCGACCACCCTGGGCGCTCTGTTCGAGCGCGTCCAGAACGCCGGCCAGCACTTCGCCGGCCTCGGGCCGAAGTCGTCTGGTGGCGGCAACGGTGGTGGTGGCAACGGTGGCGGTCAGCGCCGCTCCAACGCGCCGCGTCAGGCCCAGGAGCCCCCGGCCGATGCTCCTCCCGCTCCGGGTCCCGACTGGACCTACAAGTCGGGCAAGAAAAAGAACGGCAACGGCACCTGGCAGGCGTGGATGCCGCCGCGTGGCAGCAACGAGGACCCTGTCTGGTTCTGACATGGGCCGTCCTTGACATCGCACACGGGGGGAGGCCCTTCGGGGCCTCCCTCCACCCCCTGACGAGAGGAACACATGAAGGTCAAGCTCATCGCGGCCACTGACATCGACGTGGACGCGCTGCGGGAGATCGGCTACGAGCCCCACGGCTACGTCGAGCCCGATGAGGACGCGGAGCCCTACTTCGGGGACTACGCCGCCGACGAACTCGCGGAGTTCGCGGGCCGGAACTGCTACCGGTCCTTCAACCGGCCGAACCCGGCCACGGCTGAGAACGAGGACTACCTCGCCCACATCATCGACAGCGGTCACGAGAGCGTGCTGGAGCACGCCTCAGCGACGTTCTACATCGAGGCTAGCCGGTCGGTCCTGACCGAGCTGGAGCGCCACCGGCACCTGAGCTTCAGCGTGGTCTCGCAGCGGTACGTCGATCCGGTCCCGCTGGGCTTCCACATCCCACCGGCCATCGAGGAGCTGGAGGGCGACAAGCAGCGACTCGCGTTCTCGCACATGCGAAACGCCGTCGAGGCAGCGATCACGTCCTACGACCGACTGGTCGAGCTGTACAAGGACGCCGGCCTGCCCCGGAAGAAGGCCCGCGAGGCCGCACGGGCGGTCCTGCCGAACATGACCAACTCACCGATGGTCGTCACCGGCAACCACCGGGCATGGCGCTACGTGATCAAGGCCCGCTGGCATGAGGCAGCGGATGCCGAAATCCGGGACCTGGCAGGCGAACTGCTGCGCCAGCTCCGGGAGATCGCTCCGAGCACCTACCAGGACATCCCTGACACCCCCTACAGCTAGAGAGGAAATCCCTTGGAGGACAAGCAGAAAGGCCGTCTGCTCTACTTCGGCCTACGGAATGGTCAGACCGTCGTCGCGCTGACCGATCAGCCGGTCGAGTTCGACAGCGGCTACCACGTCATCACCAGCACCGAGGGCGAGACGATCACCGTCCGCGCTGACGAGGTCGTCTACACCCGCAGTCGCGAGACCGACATCCCGACCGAGGACGAGGTCGCCGCCTACTTCCAGAAGCTCATCGGGGCCATGCCGAAGGACGCCGTGCGCGAGGCCATCGGCGGCAACGACGGGCTCTACCTGTAACCGAGAGGAATCCATGAAGAACGTCGCTGTGCGCGTCCACCCGGACAACGGACTCATCGCCGCCGGGACCGGCGAGGTCATGTTCGAGCCGTCCGATGGCGCGATCTACGTCATGGGCGATGACGGTGCCCACACCGTCTTCAACTTCCGTCATGTCACCCACTACGTCGTGGTCCCGCTCGACGAAGAGAAGCAGGAGGAGGGTTTCCGAATTGGCTGAGACGCCAACGCTTCTGAGGGTCCTCGATGAGATCGAGGACATCCTGGCCGAGAACGAAGACCTGCGCCATGAGGTCGAGAAGTTGCGGGCAGAGTCCCTGCACGCCAAGGGCGCTGGCCGGCCGAACCGCAAGAAGCTCTCTGCCGAAGAGGCCAAGTACATCCGCGACATGGCCCGTAGCGGCATCTCGCAGGCCGAGATCGCTTGGTCCTTCGACGTGAACCGCTCAACCATCTCCCGGATCGTCCGGGGCATCTACCACCGATAGGAGGCCCGATGATCGAGCACCGGCATGAGGTCGCGGGTGACGAGGTTGTCATCCGCGTCGTGGAGACCGAGGACGACCTTGAGGGCTTCCGGGACTTCATCCGGGCTCATCTGGGCTTCCTCGGCCTGGACTCGGAGACGACCGGACTGGACATCTACAGCGACGACTTCCGTTGCCGTACCGTCCAGTTCGGCACTCCGACCGAAGGCTGGGTGGTCCCAGTTGAGCTGGGACGGCCCTTCGAGGGGGCGGTGATCGAGGCCCTGGAGTCCGTCAACGGCTTCGTGCTTCACAACGCCTCCTTCGACCTTCAGGTCTTCGAGAAGACGCTCGGCGTCCCGATGGAGACCATGTGGCCGAAGGTGAAGGACACCCGCATCCTGGCCCACCTGGTTGACCCCAGGGGCAAGGACGAAGGCGGGATCGGTCACTCGCTAGAGGAGACCGTTCGGCACTACGTCGATGCCGAGGTGGCCGACAAGGTCAAGACCCTGATGGCTGATCTGGCTGCCGCCCGCAAGGGCGTCACGAAGGCCACCATCTGGAAGAAGGTCGAGCTGTTCGACCCCGTCTACAACCTCTACGCGGGCATGGACCCGATCCTGGCCGCACGGCTGATCCAGAAGCTGGCACCGCTGGTGCGGGTCCGGGACGAGCTGATCGACAACGAGCACCGGCTCGCCGAAATCTGCTCGTACATGGAGCGTCAGGGCTTCCTGCTCGATGTCGAGTACACCGAGGAACTGTCGCTGGACCTCAAGGTCAAGGAGAGCCACTACAACGAGGTCGCTCTGAACTTCGGCTGCGAGAAGATCAACTCCACCGACCAGGTGGCCGACGTTCTGGAGTCGATGGGCGTCAAGATCGTCGGTCGGACCCCGAGCGGTAAGCGTCAGGTCAACGACGACCTGCTGTCGAAGCTGGTCCTGGAGGGCAGCCCCGAGGTCTCTCAGTTCGCCGAGGCAGTGATCGAGGGGAAGAAGGCCGGCAAGTGGCGTAAGACCTGGGTGGACACGTTCCTGAAGACTAGGGACTCCCAGAACCGCTGCCACGCCAGCATCAACCCTCTGCGCGCCCGCACGGCGCGTATGTCGATCACCGGCATCCCGGCCCAGACGCTGCCGTCTGGGGACTGGATCATCCGGCGCTGCTTCCTGGCCGACGAGGGCCACAAGATGGCCTCCGTCGACTACCAGGCCCAGGAGCTGCGCGTGCTGGCCGCTCTGTCGAAGGACAAGGCGATGGTCGAGGCATTCGCCAACGACGAAGACCTGCACCTGAAGACGGCGCGGGCGGCGTGGCCGGATCGGGAGATCACCAAGGACAGCCCAGAGCGCAAGTACGCCAAGACGGTGAACTTCGGCCGGGTCTACGGCGGCGGTGCCAAGACCGTGGCCGAGCAGACCGGCCTGGACATGGCTCAGGCCCAACAGGTGGTGTCCGGCTTCGACCGGGCCTACCCGGAGGTCCAGAAGCTCAGCCAGCGGCTGCAGCGCGAAGCGATCCGCAACGGCTACATCACGACCCCGTTCATCGACGGGCTGGGTGGCCGGCGACTGCCGGTGGACCCTCAGCGGGCCTACAGCGCGCTGAACTACCTCATCCAGTCCTCCAGTCGGGACGTGACCGCTCGGGCGCTCCTGCGCCTGCATGACGCCGGATTCACGCCGTATCTGCGGCTGCCGATCCACGACGAGATTCTGGCGTCCGTTCCGGCCGAGCACGCCGAGTGGGGAGCGAAGCGCATCGGGGAGCTGATGGCCGAGCAGATGGGTCCGGTGCTCATCGGCACCGACCTGGAGGTCGGAGGCCGCTCCTGGGGATCGCTCTACGGGGCCGATTACTAGACATCGCACAAGGAGAGGACATGGCGAACACCGTCATCGACACGCTGGCACAGCGCGTCAAGGAGCTGAACACGGAGGTTGACCGCCTCCGTGTCGGCATCGACCACCACCGCCGCAAGCAGTGGGAGCTGGAGGTCGAACTCGACCAGAAGGACCGAGAACTCGATCAGCTCTTGGATCACCTGATCGAGCTGCAGGCAAGGGAGGACTAAGTGGAGATCGAAGTCAGAGTCGTTGTGGGCGAAGAGGTTGCGAGCGTCAAGGCGCTCATCGAGTACATCGACTTCATCGAGGCCCCCGACTACCGCGAGTACCTGTTCGACGCCACGGTCGGCCAGATGAAGCAGGCGCTCAAGGAGAAGGGCGTCCTGTGATGGCCGAAACCCCTTGGTTCCCCGATTACTACGTCGAGGTCAGCGACAGCGACTCGAAGTCGTTCATCACGAACTCGGTCCAACTGCGGATCACCACGCGGGTGCCGCGTGAGCAGTTGGAGGACGTGATCAACACCCTGCTGCCGAACCAGGCGCTGCCGACTGCCATGAAGGAGGTTGTACGTGGAAGATCGTGACTTCTTCGACCTACTGCACCAGCAGTGGGCCAAGACCACCGGGGCCGAGGACACGTTCTGGGCCGTCGAAGAGGACACCGAGCACTATGCCGCTGGCCCAGGCACATTCAACATCTGGGCGGTCAGCCAGCAGGCGAGCAAGGACCCCGACGCAGTCGACGGTCGTAAGTTCGTCGCTTCATTCGAGCGCGAAGAAGACGCTGACTTCATCGCCGCCGTCCACGGCTGTGTCCCGGACCTGACCCGGCGTCTGCACATGGCCCTGGACGAAGCCGACAGGGCCGACTACGACCGGGACTCCCGCGAGTGCCGCCTGGCCGAGCTGGAGCTGGAAAACGCCGAGCTGCGTAGGGAACTCGGGCGTGGCTGAGCAGGTCTTCGTAGTCGAGAAGCGCGACGACGGCCAGCTCTGGGCCACCTTCCACGGTGAGGACTGGGGAGTCCTGTGGGAGCCCCAGTTCAACTTCACGATGGACGGCTACAGCACCGAGTGCGAGGTCAGCTTCCGAATGATCCACCGGCCCAAGCCGAAACCCAAGCCCAGACGGACATGGGCGTCCGCGATGGGACTCAGGAAACCAACGAGAGAGGAACACCGATGAAGGTTGTCGCTGCCCTGCTGCTGTTGATCGCTGCCGTGTTGTCCGTCACCGCGTGTGACGACACGGGCGGTACGTCGACCACGGACACCGGCCCGCACGGCGTCATCTTCCTGCCGCCGATGAACCCCGGTGGCCCGATGATGCCGATCTTCTACTGATGCTGCGTCGGTACCGATACAAGGGCCGACACCGTGAACCCGGTCTGGTCTTCCTCTACGGGGGGAGGCCAGACCGCTCCGGTGCCATCTGGGTCCGTTGGAACGGGAAGGAGTGTGAACCGATCCGTGTGCGCTGAGTGCAACTACTGGGGGACCGGCTACTGCCGGGTCCACCGTCCGCTCCGGGAGCAGACCGACGAGGACGGCATCCAGCTCGACTTCCTGATCTACGGGGAGTCCTACGTGAGGGTGACGCCGCGTGAGCCGGCCTGACTGGGACGAGTACTTCCTGATCATCGCGGAGGCCGTCGCCACGCGATCCGACTGCGAGAGGAGCAAGGTCGGTGCAGTCGTCGTCAAGGACCGACGAGTACGAGGCACTGGCTACAACGGTGCGCCGTCTGGAAGACCAGGGTGTGATACCTGCCCTCGAAGGCTGGCAGCGGCGGTTCCTGGTGTGTCTGATTATGACAGCGGACCCACCCGGTGCGTTTCGGTTCATGCCGAGGCGAACGCTCTGCTCTATGCCGACCGGGACGACCTCATCGGAGCCACCCTCTACATCACCCGAGCACCCTGCCCTGGGTGCCAGAAGCTGATCGACGCCGCCGGCATCGAGCGCGTCGTCTACCCCAAGGAGAGCTGAATGCTGCCCCAACGTGCATCCATCCAGCAGGTCGCAGACCACCTCGGTGTGTCGACCAAGACCGTCCGCAACTACATCGCTGACGGCAAGCTCAAGGCCGTCCGTCTCGGCCCCCGGCTGATCCGCATCGAGCGGGACTCGGTCGAGGCGCTGATGAAGCCCATCGGTAACTGGGCATGAACCACCCCGCCCCTCGGGTCGGCCTTCGGGTCGGCTCGGGGGGCTCTTTTTTTGTGCCTGAAATATGCACGAATCGCTATGTGTTCCGACCGGGTGCAGTCAAGCGGCGTTCGCGATATGCAGCCGTTCCGCTGCCACCGGAGCGGGCTCATTCTCCGAACGCGCCAGCATCAGGGTCAGGTGGGTAGCGGCCAGGAGCCACAGAGGCGGGATGGACGCAATCACCATCGCGATGAGACCGTGCGGGTGGGCGTGGGTCACGTTGCCGGCCACCGACACCAACGAGGACAGGATGAGTAGCGTCCAGGCGTACCACTGGTGCCGGCGTAGGGCCACCGTCGCCATCGTGGCGACGATGATGCCGCCATCGACCACCAGGGGGATCATCCACTCTTGCCCCTCCATGCCCCCCGCGTGCCTCGCGAGGTCCGAGAGGGCGGTGAACGAGAGGGCGAATGCCAGACCGCCGACTGCGACGGTTCCGGCCGTTGCAACTCCCAGTGCAACTCTGCGACGTGCGATAATCATCACGCACCAGCTCCTATCTGGTGTGACTGCCCCTGATCTGTTGGCGCAGGTCAGGGGCTTTTCACGAACAACTTCATAGGTGACGTTAGCCAGTGGTGACCCCGGATTCAAGCGCATACGCGCTGGTCAGGGGAGTTGCGGAAGAGTTGCAGAGGCTCTGCAAAAAAGAAGGCCAGGAGGCGAAAACACCTCCTGACCAGCGGAGCGGGCGACGGGAATCGAACCCGCGTAGCTAGTTTGGAAGAATGGGTGTTGTTTCACCGTGTCTTTGCAGCTCAGAGGCCCTTTTGACCCCACATAGTCTGCATCTCTGAAGTGGAAAGAAATTGCAGGTCAGAGAATCGGGCCGAAGATCGGGAGTTGCATGAGAGTTGCAAATCGGTACCCTATGGGCTGCGAGAAAGGAGACCTAGTTGGCACCATCACGACGCTCCTGGGGGTCTCTCAAGACCCAGCGCAGCGGGCGTATCCAAGCCTCATACGTCAACCCGAATGACGGCATCCGCTACTACGCGCTGCAGACCTACGACAACCGGATGGACGCCGAAGCCTGGCTGGCCCAGGAGAAGCGGCTCATCGAGATGGAGCAGTGGACCCCGCCCGAGGATCGGCTGAAGAAGGCCCAAGCCTCGTCCATCACCGTCGAGGAGTACGTGTCGAAGTGGATCGAGGAACGTGACCTCGCGGAGGGCACCAGGGAGCTGTACAAGACCCACGCCAAGAAGCGGATCTACCCCATCCTGGGGGACACCGCCGTGGTCGACATGACACCGGCCCTCGTCCGGACGTGGTGGGCGGGGATGGGGAAGACACACCCCACGGCGCGACGGCACGCCTACAACGTCCTCCGGGCGGCGATGAACACCGCCGTCGAGGACAAGCTGATCCCGGAGAACCCGTGCCGGATCGAGCAGAAGGCGGCAGCCGAGCGCGACGTGGAAGCCCTCACACCCGAGGAGCTGGAGATCGTCGCCGCCGAGGTCCATGAGCACTACCGGATCGCGGTCTACATCCTCGCCTGGACGAGTCTGCGGTTCGGCGAGCTGATCGAGCTACGCCGGAAGGACATAGACGACGACGGGAAGACGATGCGGTTCAAGGTGCGCCGGGGCGCGGCGCGTGTCGGCAACAAGATCGTCGTCGGCAACACCAAGACCGTGCGGTCCAAGCGGCCGGTGGCCGTGCCGCCTCACGTCGCCCAGATGGTCCGCGAGCACATGGCCGACAGGACGAAGATGAACAAGGGGCCTGAGGCCCTGCTGGTCACCACGACCCAGGGTCAGCGGCTGTCGAAGTCGGCGTTCACCCGGTCGCTGAAGAAGGGCTACGCCAAGATCGGCAGGACCGACCTCCGGGTTCATGACCTCCGTGCTGTCGGCGCGACCTACGCCGCCCAGTCCGGTGCCACCACCAAGGAGCTGATGGTCCGTCTCGGACACACCACGCCCCGGATGGCGATGAAGTACCAAATGGCCTCTGAGGCCCGAGATGTCGAGATCGCGAGGAGGATGTCAGAGCTAGCTAGCCAAAGTAATTGACGTGTGCAAAGATAACCGGTCCAAACAACAGGGATAGGAGACCTGATGACCAAACTGGCTTACGCCGTCGCCGGAATCGCCGCTGCCGCAACGCTGTCCGCGTGTGGCGGCTCTGAGCCGGCCGATGCCGCTACGGGCACCAAGAAGCCACCCGTCGAGGAGAAGCGCGGCACCGTCGTGTTCGAGGTCGGTGGCGATTACACACACGCGAGCTACGACGACAACTTCGAGAACGGCATCGAGTACCCCGAGGGAACCGGCCGGGTCGAGCTGACAGGCGATGACGTGCCGCAGCCGCCGAAGCCGCTGTACACCTGGGCCAACTCAGCGGAGGGCCGAGACACCGAAGCGTGGTGTCGGATCACCGTGGATGGCAAGGTCGTGATGGAGGACCGCCAGATCGGTGAGGCCAACGACCCGATGTGTCTGTACATGCCGACCCCCTAGAAACGCAAAAAAGCCCCCCTCCCAAGGCCACACAGGCCCTGAGAGGGGGGTCTTTTGTTAGTTGGTGCCGAGTCGGGCCACCGACATGTAGGACTGAGCGCCGCCGGCCATCAGGCTGGGGTCGCCCGTGTTGGACATGTTCGCCGAGAACCAGAAGCCCGGTTCGATGTAGTCGCCCGCGTTCAGCGGGACCAGGAACGAACCATGCGTGGCGTCGGTCGGATCGGACATGACGCCGAAGCCGACGTTGAACGGGCAGGAGCCCCACTGGCCCTTGGCATAGACAGCGCCGTTGCGGTAAATCTGCGCGTGCCCGCCAGTGTTGGTGGCGAACGCACCGTGGTACGCCCGGTACTCCACCAGGTAGGTGCCTGGCTTCGTCGCGGTCACCCGGCAGTTCTTGCTGGGCTCGTAGATCAGGTCAGGCGACTGGTAGTCAATGGTCTCGTAGAAGTTGTTCGGGAGCTTCGTACCACCGCGGGGGATGGTGATGTCGCCGCCCGCTCGCTTCGAGACTCGCAGCGTCGTACCGACCACGGTCGGGGGAGCGTTGTCGGCCACCGATGCGCCGGCCACGTTGCCGGGGACCTGGACGCCGTTGGTCTCCGAGATGGCACCCCAGTAGCAGTGGTCGTCGTCCACCCGAGACTGCTTGTCGCCTGGCTCGTAGAGGTCGATGATCATCTTGTCGCCCGACAGGACGATGTGGTGGCGCGGATCGTTACCGACGCCGCAGATGATCCGGATGTCCAGGGACCACGTCAGCGGGACGTTGGACGCCCAGACGTACTCGACACCGTCCTTGTAGCAGCCGATGTCGCCTCGGTAGCTCAGGAAGCCGTTGCGGTACCCGCGTGCGAACACGAAGTCGGTACCGGTCTCGTTGGCTCGGGCAATCGACCAGATGCGGACGTTGGTGCCCTGCTCCGGGGGAGACGACAGCGTGCCTCGCACGATCTGGAACGGGGTCAGGGTCGGCTCGGGGTAGATCAGGGTCGCTCGGCGGTAGCCGTCGTTGACCGTGCTCCAGATCGCCTTGCCGCCGTTGACCGCCAGGGTGCTGGACCCAGGCCCGGAGTAGGTGACGTTGAACAGCCCGCTGGGGAATGCACCGTTGGGGAACTGGGAGAAGTCGACGTTGAACCGTCGACCACCGGACTGGCTGGCGCCCTGCTCCGACTGCAGCGCCTGCACGTCGCGGGTGACCTTCGACAGCATGGAGAAGAGGTTCTCCATCGTGTTCTTCGCGATGTCGAGCCCCGCACCGATGATCTCCTCACCGACCTGAGACGCGCCAGAGAGCGCGTTCGTGGTGGCATCCACCAGGTCCTGGAGGTCACCGATCTTGTCCAGGCCGTTCGGAATCTCGGGCATGTCACCGAGGTTCGTCAGCTTGGATGCGTCGAGCTGGCCGGCAGAGTTCAGGTGCTGCGTCCGACCGGTGATCATGTTCCACCAGTCCTTGACGGCCTGCACCGCCGAGTTGATCGGGGTCACGACGAACCCGGCCAGAATCTCCAGAATCTGCTGGACCTCAGTCGCCAGCGTGCCGAAGGTCGACTCCAGCCATTCATCGAACTCACCGCGCAGCAGCGCGGCAGGCCCATCGGTCAGGGCGTCGATGATCTTGGCGACCGCCATGGCGGTGTCGATGAAGTCGTCCTCGATGGCGTCCGGGATGAGCGGCGCGAAGACCTTCAGCGCCTCGACGGGCATCTTCAGCAGTTGCTCTTCGAGCAGGTCGACGGCGTTGAGAATCGTGATCGCCGGCATCTCGAACAGCGACCGGACGGCTGCCTCGGTGAGGTCCTGGCCGTAGTTGAAGTCGCCACCGCCCAACTCGAAAGCCCCAGTGCCGAGCCACTTCTCAAGCTCGGTACCGGGGCCGTTGTTCGGATTCGGATTCGGTGTATCCATCCACTACCTCCTTACTGGCAGTTGATGACTCGGAGCTTGTCTCCCTCGATGCGTTCCAGCCGCTCGGTCCTCAGCTCCTCGCGCAGTCCACCGATGTCCCTGCGAATCTCGACAAACCCCTCGCGCACTGCCTTCGCGAGGTCGTCAATGTCATGCCTGATGTTGGAATCGTGATCGTTGGTGATCTCGTAGTGCGTCTGCTTGACCTTCTGGTGGCTGCGCCATGCTGCGACCGCACCGATGGTTGCGGGGACCGTCAGGATCGCGTATGCGACCAAGTCGACCCAGTCGGTGGGATCGAAGCCCGGAGTCATTCGCCCTGCTTCCCAACGGGAGTGACGTTCCGGCGAATCCACCAGGCGAGCGCCAGGGGAGCGCCGACGACGTACACGTCCATCAGGGGATCAATCCAAGTCGTGTCGATCTGCTTGCCCAGGACGAAGGCGATCAGGCCGACGACGGCCATGATGCCGCCGCGCACCAGCGCGGGCTCGGGGACGCGCTTCCGCGCCGCCTCGACCTCTTCGTCCGAGATGCCGACCAGATCGTTCAGGCCGAGTTCGTCATCCTCATCGAACAGCTCGCTCAGGTCGAGCGGCTGAGTGTCTTCCAAAGCTGCCATTTCCCTTGCCTCAGTTCAGTTCTTGTGCGGTATCGCGCTGTGGGATGTAGTCGTTGATCAGGCCCAGCTCCCGGTACTGCCGCAGCATGAACTCGTTCTCCTGCTGCGTCAGTTGCCGAACGTCGGGGAGCTTCACCGGCTTCGGGGCCGGGGTATCCATCGAGACCCACCGCGCTGCGTTGTTGTAGTTACTCCGGGCACCACGGAACGGTGCCTGCCACCGGATGCGTTGCTTCGGCAGCTTGCTGATGTGGATGTTGCCGTCTTCGTCGGCCAGCGACTCAAGGTAGTCGCGGTGTGCGAACCCGCAGTCCCACAGGTGCTTTGACCACGTCTTGAGGAACCCAGGGTGTGTCACCGCGCCGATACCTGCGAAGGTCGGCATGTTCCGGAGAGCCCAGGCGAAGTGCTCTTCGGGCTTCCTCCAGTCGACCTCCTCCTGCGGCTTGATCATTGGCGTGCCTTTCAGTGGGAGGCGCACCCCCGAAGAGGTGCGCCGTCCCGTCGTAGTTACAGAATCCCTAGCTGGCCCATCGCGCCGTTGAACCGCTGGATCAGCTCGAACAGCTTCAGGACAGGGTCCTGAGGTTCGCGGTAGCCGATCTCCAGCTCCCAGCCCTTCGGGCCGTCCTTGCCCCACTTGTAGCCGATCTTCGAGACCCGCTCCACGAACACGGTGTCCGGGATGGGGAAGCCGAGAACCGTTGTCCCGACTCGCGATCCGAGCCAGAAGTGGCCGTAGCCAGGCTCACCCACGTAGTACGGAGCCGCGTCCGACACCTTGATGGTGTGGGCCGTGTGCGCCCTGGTCTCCCAGATTTTGGCCCTGGTCGCCAGGAATGCCGACAGCGTAAACGCCTTGGTGGCGTTCTCGACCCAGCCCTCGTAGTAGTGGAAGTCGCCCAGGCCAGTCTCGCTGGCCTCCAGCAGCGGGATCGGCAGTGGCTGCCCGACCGCACGCAGCGTGGGGTACTCCTGGAACGCGAGGAACACGTTCTCGTACAACGGCTTCGCGACCGCGTCCATCATGCCGCCCAGCGGCGGCAGGTCGATGGCACCACCGACAGCACCCAACGAGGCCAGAGCCGAGTTGATGAGCGATGTCAAGAAGTCGCCACCCATGTTCACGGCAGCCGAGATCGCCTCATTCACACCGGGCATCGACTCACCGCCGGCCACGAAGGACGTATCGGTGGCCTCGTAGTACTTGAACTCCGAGGACTTGATACCGGTGTAGGGGCCTTCCTCGAACACGATCCAGGGGGCCTGTGGAGAGGTCCCCAGGAACCACGGCGTGTAGTACTCGCCGGGGTACGTCGGATCGCCCGTGAACACGTCGATGCCTTCGGTCATGCCGTCCGAAGCGATGTTCACCACGGCCCGGATGAAGCCCGTCAGCCAGGAGCCGCCGAAGGCGGTCTCGCTGCCCCAGCCCGAGTTGTCGATGATGTCCCAGACCAGGCAGCCGTGCCGAATCGGGATGAGCGACAACAGGTCTTCGAGCGGGCCTATGTTCAGCTCGCCGCGAAGGTTCTCGAACGGGTGCGGGTCCTCGCCCTTGAGGTAGCGCCGGCAGACGATGGTGAGCTGAGCGTCCTCCAGCGTCTTCTTCGCCACGTCGTGGAACGACTGGAAGCGGGAGAAGACAATCGTCAGGTTGGAGTTGTCCCCGATGAGCGGGAACGGCTTGACGATGTTCCTCCAGTTGCTGATGTTGAAGCTCAGCGGCATCCACTCGGACGGATCGAGGGGGTTGTCCGGGAGCGTCCACAGCGACGTTTCGAGTCGCAGGATGTTCACGAACAGCGTGAGCAGCAGGCACCACTTCGCAGGGCCGAAGATGATCCACAGCTTCGGGAACTGCAGCTCGGGCCTCAGGAAGGGGTTACACCAGACGAGGATGTGCTTGGCGTGCTCGTAGTCGTGCTTGAACACGACATCGAGGTAGCAGTCCCCGTTCTCCTCACGCACCACCCGGTAGTGGTCCATGAACCCCGACCACCGGGCACCCTGCTTGTCGATGGTGATGATGACGTTCCGCTTGGCGCGGCCCTTGAAGTTCATCACCCACTTCGCCATGTGGTGATCCAGCGAGAGCTGGATAGACGCAGTGCCCGTGTCGTTTTCGATGAACTCGAAGTCGCCTCCGCGCTCGCCGGCCACGACACCCCGCAGGGTCATGTCGCCGTCCCAGAGACGGACCAGAGGGGGCCTCAGGCGTTCCCGTTCTCGGAACGCCCTCCGCTCCATGACCGCGTCCCAGACGCGCTGTGCGTCCTCCAGGGTCGAGACGGTGCCGTGGTTGCTCATTCGAGCCCCCAGGGCCTAGTCCATGCCCGTGGAATGCGGAGCACGACCATCTGCCCCGGAACGGCTCCGCTCACGGTGATCTCGAAGGTCTTCGACTTCGTGTAGGGCGGCACCGGGTTGTGGAACCGGACGCCGTTCATGCGAGCCCAGAGCTGGCTGCCGTTCTCCGAGGAGACCTGCTCCACACGCGGGTCGGTGTCGACCACCGCGTTCTCGGCCGGGGCCGTGTAGCCCTCCGTCGTGCGGTCGACCCGCACGTTCGGCACCGTGTTGGGATCGCCGTCGCTGTCGGCCAGCGTGTGGCTTGCGACCGTGATCATCGGCTGCGGTTCACCCGCGAAGTCCGGGCCAGTGAACGACACGCGCCACGGCTGGTGCGGGCTCAGCAGCGTAGGACCGCCGGCCACCGTCAGGTTGCCCGAGCCGATGCTCGGCAGGGCCTCCAGACGCGCCTTGACCGTCGCGGCCGTCGCGTTACGGGCGATGGGCGATGTCAAGTCTCCCTTGAACTCAAGGACGAATGAGCCGCTTGTGGGGTTGCCTATCAGGCTGATCTGCTGGACCTCGCACGTCCGCAGGCCACCGATCAGACCGGGCATCCGAATGCGCCGGTTCTCATGGGCCGGGTCCTCGAACGAGTAGTCCGGGACCGTCCAGATGACGGCGGGGGAGTTCGGAGCGCCCAGCCACGGAATGCCTGGGATGTACGGCTCGGCCGGTTCCTCGGTGGAACCCGGCAGAATCCACTTCAGCCAGATCGGCTGGTCGGTCGGGTTCAACCCGCCCTTGCCGTCAGACGGGTCGACCGTGATGGTCAGCGTCTCGGTGGGGAGCTGTTCCTTCGGCCAGGGCCACGGCAGCGGGTTCGGGTCGAACGTCGTATCCGTCTGTGTCACAGCGGTGTACACGACATCGTCCTGGTACCAGAACGGGTCACCAGCGACACACACCATGACCGTGCGGTTGATCTTGTTCCCGCGTGGATCGGTGAACCATGAGACCTCGGGCGACTCCGCAAGACGGAGCTTCAGGTACCTGGTGCCGGATTCCGGCGTCGTGATGTAGAGCTTGCAGTCGCGGTCGAACGCCCACGCCTTGCGCCACTCCGATTCCCGAGACAGCCACGAGTTGGGACCGATGGCAGCGTCGTTGGGAATCTCGACACCAAAGACGATGTCACGCTTCAGAATCCGGTGGTTGAGGTAGCGGGAGCCCGGCCAGTTACCGGGCTCCTCGTAGACCACCTTGACGGGCGGGTCGTAGAGACCCTTCACGTCTGTACCCAGGTACACCCCCCGGTCCCCTTCTCCGGGACCGGCCAGGGTGAACCATTCGCCGTTGACCCCCTCCAGTTCTACGAGGGTGTCCACGGGTTACCTCCTATCGAATTGCAACGACTTCTTGTTCTGGATGGTCTGCTGGCCCTGCACGGCCTCGTCCATCGAGCCGACGTTGAAGATGAACTGCTCGCCGAACTTCAGGCCCTCCTTGAGCGCCTGGGACAGAGCCCCATCGCCGGAAATGCCGATGTCCGAAAGGAACTGGTTGGCATTCGCCGTGGCGAAGTCGTAGGGCATCCGGGTGAGCTTGTTGAATATCTCGTCGTACTGCTCCCCGGTCTGAGTGACCGAGTCGGTGTACTTGCTCTGATACGCCAACTGCTCACGCTGGAGTTCGAGCTGATCCTTCTGGATGTTCAGCTCGTCGATGCGCTGCTGGAGCGCAGCCCTACCGGCCTTGTCCTTGGTGTCGAGGGCGTTCTTCTCGGCCTGCAGCCTCTGCCGTTCCAGCTCCAGCTCGTCCTTGCGGATCGCTATCTGGTCCAGCATCTGCCGCGTCTCGGCGTCGAGCTTCCCGGACCCAGTCGACTGGGACACGGTGCGGGACATGCTCCGCTGCAGATCGCCGGCGCTCGTCGCGACGGACTGCATCTGGCTCGCCATCTGGCCGAAGTTGAAGTTGAACGCGATGTTGGCGGCATCGCCAAACACGTCCTTCGCGGCCTGCATGATGGCCCGAGCGGTCTCGACAATCTTGCCCTGCGTCCCGGCCAGTCCGTCTGCGAACGCTTCGCCCACAGACTGACCCGAGGCGTCCACCCAGCCAGAGCCCGAGAACGGACCCTTCTTCGCCGGGGAGAACGGGAAGAAGTCTCGCGCCGCCTGCACGACGCTTCGTGCGGCGTCAGCCACAGCGCCCACCATCGACTTGATGCCGTTGATGAAGCCCTGGACGAGCGCCTTACCAGACGACACCAGGAACGAGCCCAGATCGCCCAGAGCGGACTTAACCATCCCCGGCAGCTCTGCTGCCTTGGCGGCGATGTCCGATGCGCCCTGCGCGAAGCTAGACACCCATTCGCTGATCTTCGCGACGACCTCGGAGATGGCTCCGATGAGCGACGAGATCGCCCCCAGCACAACACCACCGATGGTGGCTGCCGCCTGTGCGAAGGCGGCGATGAGGCTGAAGATGATGCTCACCAGCGGGACGATGGTCGGCATCATCCGGGCGAACGACTCGGCCAGCGACACGATGTGTGGCATCAACTGCGTGACCGAGGGGATCAACTGGATGAACGCCGGGACCAACTGACTGATCAGCATCGGAGCGAGCTGAATGACCGCCCCGGCCATCTGCCCCATCGCGGTGGCGAGAGCCGGAATGTGCGGTGCCAGTTGGGCAACCACCGTCTGTCCAAGCTGAGCGAACGACTGCACCAGGCCAGGGATCAGAGGCTGAATCTGCTGCAGCGCCGTGGTCAGCGTCGTGCCGATCATGGTCGCGACAGGAGTCAGAATCTGTCCCAGCGTGGCGATGTTCGGGACCAGGAGCTGCCCCAGCGTGTCGGCCAGCGTGGTGAACGCGGGCGTCAGCGCCGTGACAATCGGTGCGAGGCTCGTACCGAGCTGTCCGAGGACGTTGCCGACCAAGCCCGAGAGGGAGGTCAGCGCGGGCATCAGTGCGACCGCCAGATCACCGATCCCGGTGAGGAAGGTGTTCAGCGGACCACCGAGCTGGCCCATCGCCTGCAGGCCCGACTCCATGAGCCGGGTGAACAGGTTGGTGACACCGTCGAGGGTCTGGGAGAGCCCCTTCATCGCGCCGTCGAAGACGCCGCTGGACGTGACCCTCTGGACCATCTGGTCGAACTGCGTAGCGAACGTGCCCAGCGATCCGGACAGGTAGCCGAACGCCTGCGACCCGTGGTCAGCCAGCGTCAGGAACGACTGCGTAGCCGTCTGGATCGGCCCCTGCAACTGCGAGAAGAAGCCTGCGGTGTTCGCGAGGATGTTCTGGAGCTGCTGCATCCCCGTGTTGGAGGTCAGCGCATTCGAGATGCCCTGGAACATGTTGACCATGCCCTGGGCGACCGACTGCAGCCCACCCTGCAACAGGGGAATCTTCTGAGCGAAGTTGTCGAAGATCGGCCCGAGGCCCTGCTCGAACGTGCTCGACACAGCGGCCTTCACCGAGTCGAACGCGGGCATCAGCCTTTGGGCTGCGGCCTGGATGCCGTCCATGCCCAGCGCGATGACGCCGATGCCAGCGCCGAACGCACCGATCAGCGAGGGGAGACCGGCTAGGAGACCGGCCACCAGGCTGATGGCCGGGGCAGCCGCCAGGAAGACGCCTGTGACCAGCCAGCCCATCCGGGTCAGGCTGAGGAACTTCTTGCCGACGTGCTCAACCTGCCCGCCAGCCTTCTCGGCCTCCTTGCCGAATCGGCCGAGCGAGCCGAACAGCCGCGAGAACCCGTCTCCGTCGTCTCCACCGCCGCCGCCTCGGAGGGCCTGCAGAGAGGCCCGGAAGCGCCGGAAGCCGTTGGTGGCATGAACATTCGCGTCCCGGATCGCCATCGCCCAGGACTTCCACCGGGCCTGGTTGGCCGTCAGTGTGCGGTCCTGCTGACGCAGCCACTGCTGCTGCGTCCTCAGCGCGTCCGTGAAGTCCCGGAGGACCTGTGCCCCTCGACGGGCCATGACGTTGTTCGAGCGCCACCACGCATACGTGTGGTTCAGGAGAGGGCGCTGGCGCTGCTGTTCCAGCGTCAGCCGGTTGACTTCGTCGCGGTATGACTTGACCCCCTGGGCCGCTTGCTTGCCCAGCCGACCGAAGTCGGCCAGGCCGGCGCGGAACTCGCGCCATGCGGCCCCGAGACCCTTGTTGTTGACATCGACCGGGACATTCACGCCCCCGGCAGCCTGAGCCTGCAGGCTAGCCAGCAGAGCCGCCATCTTGGCCCGAGTGCCCTTGGCGTTCAGGTCGATGTCGATGGGGACGTTGCCTCGAAGCTGCTTCTCAATCGCTTCGAGCTTCGCCTTCAGTTCGCGGTAGAAGTTGTCCAGATTGGGGACGACTCGGATCGAAATCCGACCGACTTCGGTACCGCCTGCGCCGCCTCCTGCCATTTACTCCTGTGCCGCCTTCCTTGCTTTCTTCGCTCGCTTCGCTGAGATCATTTGCGCCGCAATGGATGCGAACGAGTTGGGCTTGTTGTTGTTCTTCTTCCTGGTGTTCCGATCAGGAGTCGGATACGGCTCGGGGGGCTTTGGCGTCGACTTCATGTGCGCCGCCAGGTACGTGTGCTGAAGAGCCCGCACCGCGTTGACGATTGCCGCGAGGGTGTACCTCGACTCGTCCCAGCCTCGGAACTGGGGACCACCACGCTTCTCTGAGTAGAAGCGGGAGCCCACCGGCAGCTCCTTGATCAGGACGAGGACCCACTTCGGAGTCAGGCGGGACTCCGGGACGAAGAGGTCCCGGAGGTCCACGCCGTATGTCTCCATCAGGTCTGCGGCGACGGCATCGCCGTAGTCGTCAATCAGGCGTGCGAGCGCGGCGCTTCCCCCGGATTCGTGGCCTCCATCCATGCCTCGAACACCTTCAGGGTGAGCGCCAGGTCGTCTTCGAGCGACTCGACCAGCTTCCGGCCCCCGGCCGGGGTGTCAGCGACGAGTTCGATCATCCGGAGGGCGATGCCAGCGGTGGCCTCAAGCTCCTCGACGGTCATCTCGTCTTCCGACTTGCCCTCAGACATCTTGTCCATGCGTTCGAGCAGACCGAAAATCTCCTCGCGTGCGGTCTTCGGGACACGCAGCAGGTTGCGGAGCACGACGCTGGTGTCTGCGTCGACCTCGATCTTGACCGGAGCGAACTCCTTCTCGACCTCTTCGCGGAACGAGTCGAGGGTGAAAATCTTTGACATAGCGGACCTTTCGTAGATGTTGATCAGGCGGGCCAGTAGTAAGAGGGGGAGGGGAAGGCCCGCCAAGGAAACCCCTCCCCCTCGGTCACTGCGACATCGCGGTGTGCGATGTCAAGTCAGGGTCAGCCTTCGCCGCCGCCTGCGTTCGGGAACAGGTCCTCGTTGATCCACTTGAACAGCGGGTCGCTGTTGTGGTTGAGGAAGGTGGCGCGAACCGGCAGCGAGGCAAACTCATCGACCGGGAGCTGGATCGCGTCGTCCCGGCGAACCGACGCCTTGCTGGCGTGGAAGCCGATGCGGACATCGCCATCCTCGATCACGACCAGGAACGCCTTCTCCGTGGGATCGGCGCTACCCGAGACCGCGAACTCACCAGGGGTGCTGGAGGCGTTCGGGCCGTAGTACAGCGCCAGGGCGTCCTCATCGAACTGGTGCAGGTAGATGAGCAGGTAGTCGACCGGGTCCTCGGTCGTGACCTCGCGCAGCTTCTTCTTCTGCCAGGTGCCACGGACCTCGGTGTCGCCGCCGTCGAAGCCGAACTCGGGCATGTCGCCACGGCTGGTGTGGCCGACGCTGTCCCAGACGGTGAGGCCAGTGCCCCAAGCGGACGTGTCGTTCAGGTCGATGGTGTCGAGAGCCGAGGCAGCCGGCGCAGCGGTGCCCACCGGGGCGGTGTACACGTAGCCGACTGCAGCGGTCAACACCGCATTGTCGTTGAGTGCCATGTGGTGTATCTCCTTACTTGCGTGGGGGTCTGAGGCCAAGTGCGATCAGCCCTTGGACCCGCCAGGAGTCCATGTACGGTGAGCTGAACTGGGTGGCTCCCATCGTTTCCTTGATGGAGTGGAGGTAGCCTGCCTCGGTTTGCGTCTGGTTCTTCACCGCGTCGTAGAGCACTTCGAGGGCGTCCTCGTACAGCTCTTCACACTCGATGAGCCCAGCTTGGTGATAGACGGTCAATTCGATGACCGGCTTGGACAATTGGTTCGGCCGGGTTTCGTGCCGAGTACCGCCGATTCGTCGGACGTTGACTAGTGGGAACTCACGGAAGTTGATGTTCTCCACCCACGATCCGACCTTGGCGGCTTTCTCGGGCACTAGGGCATCCCGCAGGAGGGGGATGACCACGGCCTGGATGCGGGGCATCTCTGCCATGAGCCCTCCTTACTTAGGACACGGCCCCGGAGCCCTTCGTGATGATGTAAAGGCCCTCAGGGGCTTTCGTGTCGGTGCCCTCGAACACACCGGACGGTTGATGGCCGAACTCGATTGCCATCGCGTTGGGCGCTTCGAGGTTGATGAAGCCGTCCACGTCGCCGTAGGACTTGGTCACCTCGGTCAGGTGGTCAGGGCCGTATATCTTCTGCCACTGGGTCGATGCCCGAGCTGCCTCCAACCGGGCCTGCGACTTGTCGTGGCCCTCGTCGGTGGCGTCCCGAACAGCGGCCTTGACGCCGTCGAGATGAGAAACGATGTGGTGTAGGACGGACTTTCGGACCAGCTTCGCCATCAGTACCTCTTCATCGTGTAGCCGATGTGCTCGGTACGCCGGGAGCCGGTGTAGTAGGCCGGCTCTCCGAAGAGAGCCCACCGAACGCCCTTCCACTCGATCTGCGACTGCATCCCGAGAGGGCCGTTCTCACGGTCGAACTTCCGGGTGAAGTGAATCTGGTAGACCCGCTCGGACTCGAAGCCCTCGTTGTCCTGTTCCTGTCGACGCGACGAAGTGCCAGACTGGCCGAGGACCTGAATCCTCGCCTTGGCCGGAATCCCTGCGGCGGCGGGACGGGTTCTCGTGTTACCGTCCGCGTCCGTCGTGACCTCCTGCGGGTAGACGACTACGTCCTGATTGCAACGGTCGAGGAGGCTCATCGGAATTGCCTCCGGTCGACGTTGCCCCAATGGATGCGCCAGTCGTGTACGCAGTGGTGCTCGGGAATCTCGTCGTTGTCATGACATTTCGTGACATCGACGTTGTCAGGGCCGTACTGCGGATACGTCACGTCGGCCTCACGATCTGTGGGTACAGGACGAACATCCCGCGCCTGCGGATGCCCAACGTCTCCCACTCGTCGTCAGTGACTTCGAGCTTCCCCGAGGCGAGCTGCTGATGCAGCATGTACGTGTAGTTGCCGTCCGTCTCCTGCGTGAAGCCCTCCGGGTTGCGGAGCAGCCGCAGGACCATATCGGCCTCAACCTGTTTCACGTCCTCGGGGTCGATGTCCCCGGCGGCGATCTTGTCGTCCAGGTCCTTGATCCGGCGACGGATCATCCGCTCGGCATCGGCCAGCCGCGTGTTGACGAGGGTGGTCTCTTCCTCGGAGAGTTCTCGGACCCAGCGATTCTCTACGTCAGTTGCAGTCGCAATCGCCATGTCTTACCTCACTCTCCGTCGTTGACGACCTCTGCTGGCTTCGCAGCCGCTCTACGGACACGGCGCTTCGGTGCGACCGTGGCCTTCGGAGCGTCAGCACGCTCCCAGGTGTTTCCGGCGACGAGACGTTCGCCGTACTCGTCATCCACCACAGCGAGACCACCGTTGATCTTGTGTCGAATCCTCATGTGGTCCTTTCCCACTCACCAGGGGACCGGGGCCGAAGCCCCGGCCTCCCAGTGTGCGATGTCAAGCCTGGATCAGGCAGAGACCTTGTCGGTCAGCTTGACGAAGGCGTCCTTGTCATTGACCATGAACGCGAACTCGGCCTCGCAACGGACAGCGACCATGTTGTGCTGCCACAGCGAGATGAGCTTGGGCACCCACACGCCGCCCTGCTCTTCGCCGAAGTCCAGCGTGGCCTGGTCGGTCACGTCGAAGCTCAGACCACCGATCTGTCCCCAGACGACCTGCGAGAAGTCACCCAGGATACCGACCACGCGGTTGCCCGAAGTGCCGTTGACCACGTTGTCCGCGACGTAGGTCTGACGACCCAGGATGCGGCCATCGCGGATCGCGCCGACCTGCTCGGTGTAGGTGCTCTCCACGAACAGCGGACGGCCGTTGGCGTCAACGGCGGTGTTCAGGATGGGCTCGGTCACGTTGTCGAGCAGGGTGCCGGTCCACCGCTTGCCGTTGTTGACGAGCAGCGACAGGGCGTTGTTGACCGCCAGGTAGGCGTTGCCCTGGGCACCTGCCGTGGTGTTGTCCGTGTCCACCAGCGAGACCTCCTGAGTGGTCTCGGCCAGGTAGCCCTTGAACTGCGACGGCTTGCTGATGCCGTGGATCGCCGCCTGGTCGAACTTCAGGGCGATGGCCTCAGCGATCTTGGTCCGCATGGTCTCCAGGTAGCCGAGCGGGTTGAGACGCACGACTTCAGCCGACTCTGCGAAGATCGTGGTGATCTTCACCGGCTCCAGTTCCTTCTGACCGAACGAACCCTTGGTCAGGGGCTTGCGCTCGGCCTCACCGGTCCACGCGGCGGTGACCGCACCGGTCCAGTGCGGGATGGCGATGCCGGTCGGACCCATCGGGACCTTGCGAGCGATCCGCTGGACGATGGAGGTCTTCTCGATCTCCTTGAAGTAGTCCTGAGCCTGTTCCGGCTTCAGGAACGCTGAGAAGTCGCCAGTGAGAGCGACCTGATCGGCGGGAACTTGCGCGCCTGCCATGAATGTGTCTCCTTACTTGTTGGTGGGGTTGTCTCGCTCAGCGGCGGCGTGACTTAGCGCCGACAGCCTGTTCGAGAATCTTCAGAACCGGGTCTCCGTTGAGCGGGGGAGTACCGCCGCCAGCGCCCTGGGTGTGGTCGTAGGCGGGGTGGCTCGCGGGGGCCTTGTTCAGTAGCGTCTTGACCCGATTGACACTCTCCGAGACGGATTCCTCGTCGGTGCCCTGAACCAGGGTCACGACATCGAGGATGTCTTCGACCGGAATCTTCGCTTCCACAACGGCTTTCAGCTTCGTCAGCTCCAGCGTGGTGGAATCGAGCTGGGACTTGAGATCGGTGATCTCGGTGTCCTTCTCGGCAACCGTGGCCTCGTACTCACGAACCACTTCGGCTCGGGTCTCGGTCTTGGCAGCCTCGACGGCGTCCTTCTTCTCGTTCCGGTACTTCGCGGCCTCCTGACGGAGTCCTTCGACATACTCCCGGCTGAACGATTCGACCTTCGGCTCCTGGCCGTTGTCTGGCGTGCTCGGGGTCTCGGTGCTGGTCGTCTGGGTGTCAGACATTGGTGTTTGCCTCCTGGGCGTAGTGACAGCCCCACCTGGGGGCCTTGGATGGTGAATTACGCTGCGAGAGCAGCGAACTCGGACATAGAAATGTCGCCTCTCTCAAGACGACGACGGAGCGCGTTCTGCGTCTCCTTGTTCACGTTGGTGGTGCGGGCCTTCCCGGACTCGATGAGCCGGTCGGCCTCTCGGCCGGCCTCGATCCACAACTGCTCGGCTCGCTTCCATGCGTCGTAACCGGGCCAGTTGCGTCGGTCATAGACCGGCACCACCTTGCAGTCGCACCCGTCATGCCACTGCCGCATGTACTCGCTGACATCCTCACCGGCAGCGATCATTTCGGCTGCCGTCGTGTCATCGAGGTCTAAGCCTGCTGTGTCAGCCCCGAGGTAGACGGGTCCTCGGCTGATCAGCATCAGGCACCAGTAACAGGTCTCTCGGCCAGTCGCGACCCGCGCCCAGCCCTTGACCACTCCGGACTGTGGATCGTTCTCCACGGCACGGATGATCTGTTTCCGGCCAGCCATTTCGACTGACCGGACGATCCGGAGAGCGAGTTCGCCCGGAGCGGAGTCAGGGGCATCCGCACGCGAGAACCGTGTGCGAAGCGGCTCCATGTCGTCCAGGAACTCCTCGAAGTCGTACTCGACCAAGTACCGGGGATGGGGTGGCCTGCCGTGCTTTTGGCGCTCGCTGTCGTAGAACTGGCGAGCTAGCTCGGCGGCTTCCAGCCGGCGTCGGTACACCTCTGGGAAGATCAGCTCCAGGAAGTTGATCCAGTCCGTCACCGTCAGTGACGGCGTCCGGAGGAACTTCGCGTGCTGAAGGACGTAGCGGGCGATGGCTGCCGAGATCACCGCCTGGTGGGCGGCGTACTCGTCAGCGTTCACTCCTCAGGAACCTCCTTGGCGGGAGGCTGATTCGGAGCGACCTTCTCAGGCTGCTGAGGCTGGCCGGGGCGCGGAGCGTAGAGGCCGGCGAGCTGACCCACCGGGTTCTCCTCCTTGTCCCACTCCTTCATCTTCCGGCGCGTCTCGACCGAGTAGCCCATGTCGATCCGGGCCTGTTCCTTCGGGATGATGCCGTTGCCCTGGTTGTAGAGCTTGCTCGCGGCGTCGGCCTTGGCGGCATACGTCGGGGTGCTCGGGTCAGCCCAGATCGCCTCCAGCCGGAACATGGCCGGTGGAATCTCAGAGCCGGGGTTCATGACCTTGTGCGCCACGCGCATGACCTGTTCCCACGCCCCACCGAAGATCAGCGCCTTGCGCTCCGCGTTCATCACCAGTCGGGACTCAGACGACCGGATGGCCTCAGCCGAGGCCGGGTTGTCCGAGCTGAACGACAGGTACTGAGGCGGGAGGCCTGTGTAGGCCGCTGCCTTCTTGTCCAGGGCGTCAAGGGAATCCACGAAGTTCCGAAGCTCGGCGGCGTCGAACTGGTACGCCTTGCCCTCCGCGGCCTCGAAGCCCAGGATGCGTGCGTAGTACGCCTCGAACGCCTGACGAGGCGTGACCGCCTCGTCGTCGTCGGGGATGCCCAGCTCTCGGCGGGTGACGCCGAACAGCAGCCGCAGAGGCACACCCATCAGCTCGGCCGTCGACTGCATCAGCATCAACGTCCGGGCCGCTGCGTCCGTCACAGAGCGCAGCTCGGGGGTGATCTCCGTGGTGCCGTACAGGTCTGACAGCCGGGTCCGGTTCGCCAGCGGGACGACCGGGACGATGCCCATGTTGTGCTGGACGGCCCGAGTCTGGACCCACTCGCTCTCGACCTTGTCGAAGTAGACGGTCTGGTCGAGCAGGTACAGCGTGGCCGAGATGACCTCGTTGCCGTTCTCGTCGTATATCGCTCGGATCGCCTCGGTGACCAGGCGGCTCTTCGGGTCGATCTTGGCGTACAGGTTCGTCGGCGGCTCGACGCGGATGATCGGGACCTTCGGGTCCACGCCGAAGTCGAACTGCGGGTCAGGTGCCGAGATGGTCACGTAGGACCGGCCATGCACCAGCGCATCGACATGACCCAGCGTCGACTCCACGTCGAGCTGGTTGGCCTGCCACCAGTCCCACAGCTTCTCGTCGGCCTCCTCAGCACCGCCCATGCGGAAGCCCTCCAGCTTCAGCCTGTCGGCCAGGGCGTTGATGTAGAGGCGGGGATAGCCGACATGAGCCAGCAGGTCCTGCATCTCAGGCGGGACCGAGATGCCGATGGCGTCCGGACGCCGCTCCGACTCGTAGTACGCGGTGTTGTCTTCGAGATCGCTTGTCTTCTCTTGGAACTCGTTCAGCAGTTGCTCGCGACGGAGATTCACGTCGATGGACGCCTGCTGCTGCTGCAGCGGACTCTTTGTTGCCATCAGCGAATCACCACCGCTCGACCGCTGCGATGCTTCTTACTCATCAGGTAGTCCTGTCTCGCGCCAAACGCCAAGACCGCGCAGACAGCGGCGTCGATCTTCTTGCTGCTGTCCTTGCTCTCTTTGCGGATGGAAATCGCGTCGAATGTCGTCGGGTGTCGGCGGGCGTTCAGAACGTGTTGGCGCAGAACCGGGTTGCCGTCGTGGAAGACCTCGCGTTCGAGCACGGCATCCACGAACCGCTCACAGTCGAGAGCGAATCGCTTTGTCTGGCCGCGCATGTCGAATGCGATCGGATGGCCGGGGGTCGCGTTGACCTTGACCTTCCGCTTGAAGTCCTTGCTCCACTGGTCGACGTATGCCTCGAACTCCTTCACGTCGGCGCGGAAGGCGACCACGTCGTACCGCTGGAACGCGGAGCGCACGACCGCATCCACGTCCTCTCGGGGGACCTCGTCTCCAGGGAAGTCCTCGGGGTTCCAGACCCGGAGCACGAACAACATCGCGTCCTCGACCCGGCACGCCACAAGGGCGGTCCAGTCGCCGGACTTCGACCCGTCGAACCCGAGCGTGATCCGGTCATTCGGCTTGAGCGCGAACATCTTGTCGGTCAGCGCCAGCCGGTCCCACTCGTTCGGGGCGATCCACGAATCCTCGTGTGCGTTCACCTGATTCAGGAACTTGCGTCGGGACTCCGACACCGGGTTCTTGGTGTTCAGCACCGAGCCCAGAATCTCTTCCAGGGGGAGCCAGTACGAGTCGCCTCGGGCGACCTCCAGGCCCTCCATCAGCTTCTCGATGCCCCGCTCGTACCCCTCCGGGTCCTCCTTCTGTGAGGGAATCTCCGAGACCGGGGTGTCGGCCGGCGCTTCCAGCGCGTCGTAGAGAACGCCTGTGTCGACGGCCTTTCCGGACTGGATGTCCATGTAGTGGTCGTATGCCTTCTCGGCCACGGTGTCGTTGCCGGGAATGTGGGCGTTGCAGATCGCGAGCTTGCGTGCGCTCGGAATCTTCGCGACGTTGCCCTCGATCACGTCGTCCATGTCGACGCCGTCGTTGACGTTGCCGTCCGGGCCAACGCCCCACCACTGGGTCTCGTTCTCGATCACCAGCGTCGGGCGGTTACCCTCCATCGACGCCGGGGACGAAGTCGCGGCCTCGATCCGGCCACCGACCTCGCTGTAGATCACGAACTTGTTCACGTCCAGGCCGTACTCGGCCTTCAGCTCCTTGGAGATCATGACCGGGAACATCGAGAACGTGTTCTTCGTCTGATCCTGGGAGACAGCGGCAATCGTGATCCACGCGGCGTGGCGCTGCTTGCCGACCGGGTTGCCGTTGTCGTCGAAGTGCGAGAACGCAACGGGGCCACAGAGTTCTGCGAGCGCGATGGCCGCGCACAGCGGGTCCTTGCCCCAGCCCTTCATCCGGCGCAGGGTGCCTTCGCGGTAGACGTACCGGCCTTGGTCATCGACCGCGTACCACCACAGGATGAACCGGGCCTGCTCCAGCGTCGGCAGGAACGGCCCGCCGCCTGCAGGCGACCGGACGTACTGCGCCAGCCAGTTCAAAATCTCCCAACCGAGGGTCTTCTCAGGCAGGTACCAGGAGCCGTCCTCCCGCACGGCCCAGATCGGGCCGATCTTGTGCGGTGGCTGCGGGAGGAGCGGCGCTGGATGGTGGTTGTTCAGGCTCACCGCTCCTCCTTCCGTGTGTCATGTCAAGTCACGTAGAAACTCGACTGCGGGGCCGATGTTGTAGCCGTGCGCGGTGCTTCCGGCGAACTTGAGCGCGTCGATGGCGGCGTTGGCGGCGGCGATGCCTTCCCAGATCGGCCGCTGGCCGAGTTCGAGGAGCTGGTGCATGATCGAGTTCTCCCCGATGAACCAGTCCGTCGCTCGCATCACGATCTTGCAGATGGCGATCTGGTATTCGTGCATGTCGTCGTCGCGGATGGAGGCGTACATGTCCTCGTCGTGGGCGTAGTCACGCACCTCGAACGGGGCGTGCTCCAGCCCCTCCAGACGGTCCTCCATGATGCCGTGGGTGTCCGGTGCGGCGATCCGGTGAATCCACCGGTCGTCGTGGGCGATTCCTTGCTGGCGCATGGGATTACCCCAGAAGACGACCTTGCGAACCTGGTGCAGTAGGTAGTGGAACTCGCCTGCCGGGTTCATGATGTCGTACTTCAGGACGTAGGCCACGACCATCGCGCCCTGGGAATAGCCGGCCAGGTTGACCGTATCCTCCGGACGCACCCGGCGAAGCTGCACGCGCAGCTCGCGGACGCCGTCCATCACCGAGCGCCACATCGGGAACGCCGCTGCGGGGTAGTTGCCGATGGGCTGCCACCGGTACAGATCGAGCACCTGTCGCGCCGTGTCGGCCGGCAGGCCAGGCCCGGGCGGGTCGGGCTGGCCGGTGCCGTGGACGGTGAACAGCCAGCGGTCGCTCACTGCTCGATGACCCGGTTGTGGGTGACCTTGAACTCCTGGGCGTTCAGCAGCTCGCTGAGCTTGCCGGCCAGCGGCAGCAGCCGCTTGCAGAACTCCTGGCCGAACTGAGCCAGCCACGGGTTGCTCTCGGCGTAGGAGCCCTTGCGGACGCCGTTCTCCGCGACATCGCGGATGTCGTCCACGCACTCCGGGACACCGATCAGGCAGCCCAGGATGTTGACGATGTTCCAGGCGTTGCCGTCGATGTTGTAGATGAAGCCCAGCAGGGTCTCGATCTGGCGACCGTCGTCGGCCACGAACGAGCGCGACGGGCCGCGCTTCATGATCTCGTCGTACAGCTCTCGCTGTTCCTTCGGGGTCAGGGCGCTCAAGAAGCCCTCCTCCTCTCCGTGCAGTATCTTCAGCAGGTCTTCACCGACCGCCAGGGCGCGGTCGTACCGAGTCTTGCGGTGCTCCATCCACGTCGGCGGTCCCCAGCTCGTCCCGCCGTTGATCAGGCGGGTGACCTCGGTGAGGTTGCTCTCGTCGCAGAGCCGGTTGATCGACGGACGCTCGACCGTCCAGTACCAGGCGGCACCGATGCCGGCCCAGCGCACGTCGGCCAGAGCACGCGGGTTGTCCACGAAGTACGTCGGCGTCGGGACCAGCTTGCGGTCGAAGCACCAGCGCGAGAACCGTTCGTAGTTCCCTCGCCAGGTGATCTGAATCCAGGTGCGGCCCTTGTACTTCCACCGGTCAGTGACCTCGTTCGGGTCACCGTAGTTGCGACCGTGGTCGTACTCCTGGGTGGCGTTGAAGTCGTCCGACTCATGGCCCCACTGGGCAATCGCCATCGCGATCCGGGGGACGTTGTTGCACTCGGCCAGACGCAGGCCCTCGCGGAACGTCGGCAGAATCTCGCGGGCCTTGGCCTCGGAGATACCCGCCGCACGCGCCAGGATCGGCGCGGCGTCGACCGGGGCCGGCGCGGTCGCGGTGGTGGCCGCGTATGCGTAGCCCTTCGGCGGGATCAGGGTGGCAGCCTGGTCGAAGCTGATCCAGTAGTTGAACGGCTGGAAGCCCGAGTCAGCGATCCACAGCGCCCGAGCGCCGGGGGTGTCGTCGTAGCCCATGCACGCGACGTAGTGGTACGTGGTGCCGCCCGAGTAGCGCGGGTTCGGCGAGCCCTTCACGCCTCGCGGCTTGTTGCTCGGGGGAGCGACCCAGTTCATGATCACGCCCCAACCGGCGTTGATCGAACGAACGATGTTCTGCCACAGCGCCTCTCGCTGCGCGGCAGTCGGCGGGTCGTTCGGCATGTAGACCGAGGTGTACTTCGCCTGGGGGACCCGACGGTCCAGGACCTGCTCGATCAGGCCGACGTAGTCGGTGCCGTCCCGGTCGTCGCCCCGGCCGGGGTTCTCGATCTGCTCGATCTCGTTGGCGAGCGTGGCCTCGGGGACGATGATGCCCCGCGAGTTGAGCACGACCTGGGTGGCCGCAGGGCCACACCACCAGCCGGTCTCCTGCGGGACGATGTTGCGGTCGTAGGGGAGTACCCGTTCCGTCATCGACTCCTCCCTCGGAAGATGTCCAGGGCGCGCTTGACGATGGGGTCGATGATCCGGTCGTCCAGATCGCCTGGGATCGCGTCGGTTACGTCGTCGGCACGCTGCGCGATGGCCTCGGTGACAGCGGTCACCAGGGCCTCGGTCAGCGCGGGGATGTGCTTCTCGATCTCGGTCGTCACCGCGTCAATCACGCGGGGGACCAGCGTCTTGGCGATCTCGTCGCCTATGTGCTTCAGGATCATGTGAGAGTCCTCTCTCTGTGTGCGATGTCTAGTAGCAGACGCGGCAGGGCTCGAACCTGCAGCCGGCGGCTTTGGAGACCGCTGCTCTTCCAATTGAGCTACGCGCCTAAAAGACCCCGCCCTGACGAGAGGACGGGGTGGGTAGTCAGGAACTCAGTGAGTCGAAGTAGTCCTGCAAGCTGGTGTGCATCCGAAACGACTTGTACGGGAACGAATCCTCGCCCACCGTCACGTAGTCGACGGTCTCGACCATGATGCCCATGACGTTCGACACGTCCGGGCACACCGCCTCGATGGCGTCTTCGATGGCCTGCTGTCCCGCTGGCGTGGTCGCGTCCGGGAAGTCAGCCGGGTCGATCTGGTAGTACACACCGGGATCGTTGGGGTCGAAGAACTGGATGAAGGTTGTCATGTACTCCTCTGGGATCAGTAGGCGCGGAACCAGACCTGGCCGCGTGCGCCTTGACCGCCAGCGCCGAAGCCGGTCGAACTGGCCCTCGCGCCTCCAGGTGGGTTACCACCAGGGCCGAAGGTGCCCGTCCCCGTCTTCGCGCCGCCTGTGTAGGTGATGCCGTTCCAGACGAAGTTGCCGGGGCTGGGACCCGCTGTGTTCGCAGCGGAGGAAGCCCAGCCGAGACCGCCTGCGCCACCACCGCCCGTGATCGAGCCGGTGCTCCAGGTGGCTGTGGTGTTGCCACCCATGAAGCCGGGGGAGATCGACGGGCCGGGGCCACCGATACCGCCGCCACCGACCTCGCCAGTGATCTGCGTGTCGCCCCACGGGATGTCGACACCGCGCTTGAGCGTGATGCCGTTCCAGTGCCCTGGGTCGCCGGGATCGCCGTAGTTGAAGATCGCCAGCGATGCCTGACCGCCACCACCGCCGCCGATCACGACGATGTCGATGAACCGGCAGTTGGCGGGGATGTTCCAGGCGTATGACCCAGTGGCGGTGATGGTGTCGCTCAGCGGGGTGAATGCGGGCCAGACCAGCTCGTTGCCGAGGAAAATCCGATCCGGGGTCTGCGTGCCGACGCGGAAGTTGTTCAGCGCGGTGCTGCCAAGGTAGATCGGCATCGGTCACCCCACGATCACGTAGAACGTCGTCGCGACCTTGGTGGCGGCGTTGTACGCGGCCTGGGTCATCTTGACGAAGTCGAGCACCGTGCCGTTCGACGACGGGACACCCGCAGGTCCCTGGGGACCCTGAATGCCCTGTGGCCCTTGATCTCCCGTGTCGCCTTTGTCGCCCTTGTCTCCCTTCGGGAGGACCAGGTTCAGCGTCTGGCTGGGTGCGGAGCCGGTGATCGAGGCGCTGGCAGATGAGCCGCTGGTAACCGTGCCGATGGACAGCGAGTTGGCGGGGCCGGTGGCACCCGTCGCACCCGTGTCGCCCTTATCGCCCTTGTCGCCTTTGTCACCCTTGGGACCCTGGGAGCCGGTATCGCCCTTGTCACCCTTCGGACCCTGCAGGCCCTGAGGTCCTTGGGCTCCGGTGTCTCCCTTGTCACCCTTCGGACCTGTCGGACCTTGCGGTCCTTGGGGGCCTTCGGGTCCTTGGGGACCTTGCGGCCCTTCCGGGCCGACAAGGGACTCCAGCCATTCGGCTTCGGTACCGACGAACCCATTCAGCGCCGCGACGAGGTACGCGGACTTGCCCTCCGGGCCTTCCTCGCCCTCCGGGCCGGGAGGCCCCTGCGGGCCGACCTGACCGGGAAGCGCGAACAGCCGCGACGGCTGCCGCGACAGGCCGACAACGCCGCGAGGCGTCTCGGCGGGGACGGACACCAGCCCGCCTCGGGGCTGCGTGTGGACGCGGATGCGGCCGATGGACTGCTGCAGGCTGCCGACGATGGAACCGGTGGGCGTGCCGACGTATGAGACCGCCGGCTGACCGTCAGTTGGGAATCCTCGCAGCCTCATCGGGTCACCCCTGGACCTGGACCGTGCCCAGCGCGATGGGGTCGCCGCCGCCAGCCTCTCCGTCTGGCAGGAAGACCAGTTGCCACTTCGTGCGGGCGGGGATCAGGTCTGCGTCCTCGGACTCGACCTTGATCGTCGCGAGGGGACCGTCGATGACGAAGTTCCAGAGCGTCTTCGGGGTCGTATCGAACTCGAAGAAGAGCTGCCCCACGGGGAAGTTCACGGGCTGCCCGGACGCATCGAGGTTCTCGAACGACCACTTGAAGTCGCGCCCCCGCGTCAGGACGAGCGTGTCGGCTTCGAGCTGGGGTCCGATCACGGACATGGGTCTTGTTCCTTTCAGGTAGTCGGTTCCAGTCCCGGAAGGGGGAGCTGCGCCGAGAGGAAAACGCGCTCAACCCCCTCCGGGAGGGTCTGCGGGATCAGCTCTTGCGCTGCTGAGCGCCGAGCTGCTTGGCGAACATCTCCGCTACGTCGACCACGACGCCTTCGGCCTGCTGCCGCTCGACTTCGAGCTGCACGCGGCGGCGGTCGCCCTCGCTGACGAGCAGACTGCTGAGCATCTGGTTGGCGGTGGCGAGCACCTGGCCGTTCACCTTCGGGCTCTTCAGCAGCCCGTCGATGAAGTGGAGCGCCAGCCTCGCGTACTGCCAGTCGCTCGGCTCGTAGTAGCGAGACTGCGCGGAGTCCTTCAGAGCTTCGTACAGATCACGAACGATGGGATGCGGGTCCTCGAACCCGAGTTCCGGGACCTGCATGGTCCCGATGGCGACCACCTTCTCGGTGGGCACCGCGTCCTTGTTGCGTCGGATGCGCTGATCCGACCTCTTCCGAACTGGGCCTCGTTCGCCCACTTGACACCTCCTGGGTGAGAAGCGGGCTCCCGGCCCGCTGAATCAACGGGAGCCGGGATGGCGTTCGGGCGGTCGCTTCCTCCTGGCTCGTAACTCTCGCTTGCGGGCATGGCCCTCTGCGGATGACTTCTTCCCGTGGCAGCGGCTGCACGCTGCCTGCAGGTTGCTGAGACGGTGATCGTCTCCTCTGCGGATGTGATCCACATCGGTTGCCTTCCCGAGGCAACCGGGTCTGCGAATCTGACACCGGTACCCGGCTGCCCGCAGCACGGGCTGCCGGTAGTTCTCCTCCCAGTCGGCCGGCAGCCGACTGCTGCGGTCTGAGGAGTTCCAACTCAAGATGGACACCCCCTTATAGAGGCAGCCGCCTGTGGTCGGCGGCTGCCGACAGAGAAGACCGAACGACAGTGAGTGAGGTCTTCGACCTCTCCAGAGGGCACCGCTCTGAGGCGGTGCCTCTGTACTATGTCAAGTAAGACCGCCGCCGAAAACGGCGGTCTTTTACTGGGTAGTAGGGCAGCGCAGTGGAGGCGCTGCCTCCCGGCGGCGCTGGAGCGCCGCTCCTGGAACTCCCCCTCCTTTAATGGTTCCCCCTCTTTACCCCCTCACCCGATAATGGGTGAAACTCCGCGAGAAAGTTTCAGTCGCAGTTTCATCTTGTGATGCAGTTCACTTGTCCCCGAGGCTGACCTGGGGTTTTGTCCCCTGTGACTGCTGGTGCTCCAGTGACCGAAACCTGAAAACCCGTACATGATCTGGCGAACGCA